GGTTCGTCGTAGAGTGCTTCGGTTGACGATAGCGTACCGTTAGCAACATACTTCGAGCGCATGGCAAAGATGAGTCCTGTTGGACCACTCATTGGCTGCACCGAACCGATATCGTATGCAATGATGTTTGGCATTGCTCTACGAACGAGCGAGATCATCACAGGCGAGAAACCTGAGATGTTACCAAGCGAGGTAGCATCTGAACCAGGTCCACCCTGTGCGTATGTTCCGCTCAGAGAGTTTACTGCAACTTCTCTTAGATCACGCTCGGTGTTCTCTAGAAGTACTGCGGTTACATTTTTACGATAAGAGTCCTTGATTTCACCTGCTGATGGGTGGTCAAGTACTGGGGCCCACTTTTCCGTGAGCATGGATGCGTTTGCAATCTTTTCCATCTGAATTCTCCTTGTTATCCTCGGGTGAGGGAGTTAGTTAGTTACGAAACTTTGAAAGTGAGCGCGTGTATGCTTCCATCACAGGCGACAATGACGCTTGTGCTGGCTTTGATTCTTCGATTAGTGTTTCTGCTTGAACTGGAGTCTTTAGGTAAGTCTCTTTCAGAACAGAGAGTTTGTTTTTGTATTCGTCAACCGAATCGAACTCTACACTCTCTGCAAGACCCTTTAGTTTTTCCACTTCTGATAGTGTAAGGCCTTCAATCGACTCGCTGAAAGCGATGCGTGCTTCCAGTTCACCAATCTTCTTTGCCTTTTCCATGCTGTTCTTGATCTCTTCGTTAACCTGTGTGGTCAACTCTTCAATCTTGGTGTTTGCTGCTTCTAGCACATCCACCTTGTCTTCAGGAATGGTAATGAAATTGTCGGTGAACAGATTGCGTAGACCTTCCATGAAGTTCTCTGCGATCTCTGCACGAAGACTGCGCTCTAGTGCAATCTTGTTTTCCTTGTACCACTCTTCAACAACATACGACAGATACTCGTCAACCTTTTCTGCCAGATCGCTCTGTGTGGTTGCTACTGCTTCTGCGAGTGCTGCTTCATAGTGACTCTTCATGTCTGCTTCGCGTTCTGCGATTACAGCACCAAAGATGGTTTCAGCCTTGGTCTTAAAGTCTTCGGATAGGTTCTGACCGTCAAAGAGAGGAGCAAGATGTTCCTTCATCTTCTTTGGTTCAGGCTTCTTGGCCTCTTCCATGTCGTCTTCCTCTTCGCAGTCATCACACCACGGAAGATCGTCGTCTTCGTTGCATGAGCATTCCTCTTCCTTCACAACTTTCTTGGCCTCTTCCATCTCTTCTTCGTCCTTCATTTTCTTGGCCTCTTCCATCTCTTCGTCCTTACCCTTCTTGCCCTTCTTCTTGTCTTTCAGCCAAGGGGGAAGGCCTTCAGAAACAGGCGCCTTCTTCTCATCAAGTACTTCGTTGCTTTCGCTTTTAGGATTGCTCATCTGTGTCTCCTTTTGAGGTAATGAAACCGATCTATTTATGCCTAATCTGATTTTCACAGACCCCGCAAGAAGGCATTGAATGCTTGCAGTTTTGCCTCTTCCAAATCACGCTTGGAAGTGCGCTTGATTACTTGTTTGATTGCTTCTACCTGTCTCCAGTTGCCATTTTCATAGACCCAATCCTTACCTTCCATGACACCTTCAACGAAAGCGTCAGGAGCAGATGGGTCTGCTACAATGTCTACTGCGGCAAGATTAAAGTCGCTTTGCACTTCGTTGATGCCATCTTTGGTGGTTTTCAGAGAACCCACACCACGGGAAGACACACCAAACTTAACGCCTTCGTCAATCATGTTCTTGACGATTTTGCCGTATGGAGTGTCCATGACCTTTGCCTTGCCCCAAATGTTCTTACCGTCCACCTTCATCTCTTTGATGATATGGGAAACACGGTCGAGATTCAGTTGTGGGCCTTCAGGATGGCCTAGTTCACCCATTGCGCGGTTCGCTTCTACGAACTCTTTGTTGTAGCGCATGGCTTCCTTAACAAGGACTCCGTTTGGGTACACGCGACCGTTGCGGTTTTTGATATCAGACTGCATGAAGACGCCTTCAATGAAGTACGCTTTCTTGCCATCACGCTCTTCGGTGATGATCTGAATGTCGTCTGTGTGTTCGGTTATGAGTTTCATTTGCGCTCCTGTTTACTTGCGTTTCATTGCCTTTTTACCTTCATCGCAACCTCTTTTGGTTGCTGTGGTAATCATTTTCTTTGCGTCACCTATGGTCATAACATATCGTGGACCATCGGATGATCCACCCTTGAACATATCTTTGACATTCTGTATGAGGTCTGACAGAATTCCTTCTCGGATATCTGTGTTTTCTATCTCTGTGCTTTCTATCTGTGCAGTAATGGTTGCCTTGTACTTGCTGATGTCTTTGCCTTGCTTGCACAGTTCGTATGCTTTATTGTACGCAGAGCGAATCATGGTCTGAAAGTCTGCTTGCGTCATGTCGATATCGGTATCATCCGATGCTTCGTCCAATATCGCTCTTAACTCTTCCACAGATTCCACCTGTTTCTTCTTTTTACCGCGAAGAATCTTGAAGTCTTGACCGTCAAGTTTACCGTTGTGATTCTTGTCCAGTTTCTTCTGATTGGCGTTCATCTCTTCCACTTCAGAGCAACCGCAGTCTTCTGCCACTTGTTCATCGCATGAGCAGTTGCAGTCGCCCTTTGCTTCTGCTGTGGCGCAAGGGCCGTAAGTTACCGCTGCAATGCAACGCCGCTTGTCTTCCAAGTACACCTTGGCTTTCTGAGCAAGCAGAGCGTGAATGCTTTTCTTGGCGTCAATGATGTTTTCGTCAAGAATCTGAGATAGTACTGTTTCTGATGTAAGCATAGATGACCTCTATTAGAATGTGCCTGCGTCAATTGTTTTGTTGGTCAGGGTTTCACTACCAGCAAGTGTAGCCAGAGTACCTGTGGTCGGTAGAGTGACATTGGTTGTGCCTGTTTGGGTAAGTGTCAGGGCAAACGCACCCGAGGTTATCAGGTTTCCACCAAGCGTAATGGTGCTTGAGCCGTTGTTTACACCTGTACCGCCATAGGTTCCAGTAATGATTGAACCGTTCCAAGTACCGCTAGTAACTGTTCCAACGGTTGTGATGGAAGATAGGTTGCCTGTGGTAATGAAAGTACCTGTAGCATTTGGAAGCGTTAGAGTTCCACCTGCCGATGCCGTGGACACTACAGTTACTGTTCCACTTGAAGAACCTGCAAAAGTTGCTCCACTTCCTCCGATTGCAGGAGTGGTTAGATTTGGAGAAGTCAAAGTCTTATTGGTGAAAGTTTCTGATCCTGCCAGTGTTGCAAGTGTACCTGTGGTCGGTAGGGTGACATTGGTTGTGGCCGTTTGCGTAAGCGTTAGCGCAAACGCACCCGAGGTTGTCAGGTTTCCACCTAGTGTAATGGTCTTTCCTGAGTTGTTTACACCTGTACCACCGTATTGTCCTGCAATCAACGAACCATTCCAAGTACCACTAGTAACCGTTCCAACGGTTGTGATGGAAGACAGGTTGCCTGTAGTGATTACTGTGCCTGTTGCATCGGGAAAAGTCCATGTGCGGGTATTAGAAAGTGTTGCAGTTTTGAGATCACCGCTGAATGGTCCTGCAACCAATCCTGCTGGATCAGATACTATTCGCAGGAATCCTTCCGTACCTAGTGGCGTTCCGTTTAGTTGCAACCATCCTGCATCAAGGTTAGCGTATGTGCTTGCTTGATTGCTTGCGTGACCGATCAGACTTAAATCTGCATCGTATGTGTTGTCGCCTTTCAGAACCAATGTACTAGCACTAACGCTCTTTAACAAGTTGGTCTTGATGGTTCCGAGAGTTCCTGAGAATACTTCTGATGTGTTTGTTGCATCAGGAATAAACATGAAAGTGCTGTCGGTATCATCGAATCCAAAGAAACCAACTTTAGCGGCGCTGCCGTTGTGCCAACGGAACTCAATACCACGGTCTTTGTTGTCGTCGCTGCCTGGAGCAGTATCTCCACCAAGAGTAAAGATAGGATCGTCTACAGTTGTGGTGGTACTGTTTACTGTGGTGGTTGTGCCGTTAACTATAAGGTTTCCTGTTACCGTCAGGACTCCACCGATGGTGACATTGTTTGGCAGGCCAACTGTAATGGTTGTACCGCTTACAGATGTTTCTACTTCGTTTGCAGTACCTGCAACCGTAATGGTGCCGCTTGAAGTGATTGCGGTGCCTGTGCCCGAGTCTGCGGCGGGAGTAATACTGGTAACTGTACCGCCACCGAGAGTACTAGCGATAGTAACGCTATCGGTAGTGGCATTGGTTGTGATTTGAATACCAGTTCCCGCAACAAGGGTCAGCGTGTCACCTGAGATACTAGTGTCGGCAACCACATCGCTTTGACCGCTTACCGAGATGGTCTTAAAGTACGCCAGATTGTCTACTGCATCGGTGTAGTACTTACCACCAACCGCAATAACATTTGTGCCAGCAACGCTGTTCTGAATGCCCAAATACACCTTGTTGGACGCACCGTTATTGGTGCTGTCCATTGTAGTGGCAAGTTCACCAATCGCTAGATCGGTTACTGCAACTGGAGCAGTTGTGCCTGTACTGCGCTTAATCTTAATGGTATTCGTGGTGGGCATTGCTTTCTCCTGTTAGAACCACACAACTCGTGATTCAGGTGCCTGTTGTCGTATCGTAATCCTATTTATGGACCTAACAATCACAACAGGAGTTCTGGCTACTGTTACGCGCACACGATACCTCATCGTATCGCTCCTGATTCCACTACAAACCGCCCGCGCACCAGTTTAAGTGGGTCTAGTGCGTTTACCAGTTTAATCTCGTAGAAGTATTTGCCAGGAGGAACAGCAGACATGGTATCTGCTTCCACTTCTAGCAGAATATTACCTGTTATGCCACCGTATGTGAGGGTGAATCCACCGTCGTATCCTGTTACACCTTCAACTGTAACATCCGAATCATCCACTTCCAATACCACTTCAGTATTGATTTCTTCGGTGGATCGGCGCACTTGCATTAGGGCATGGGTGTATCCTGATGCACCTGTTAGATTAACGCCAGTTTCATTAGAGTCTTCGTATAGAAACTCTATCTCCAGTTTGGCTCCCTGTTCGGTGTAGATGTCGTAGATTGGAGTTGGCATCTTTACGCCTTGGGTTTGGGTGCGGGTTTAGCAGCAGGAGGTTTTGGTTTAGCGCCTGGAACTGCTGGCGCAGCAGGAACCACGGGTGGTGGATTCTTGTCTATTTCTATAGGATCGAATATAGCGTTAATCTGCTCGGGTGTTAGTGTTGGGAATGCGGCGTCTACTAGAGCCTTACCAACATCCTTTGGAAGCAGTCCCATCTTAACATTGGTAACAATGGTAAGCAGACTTTCTACCTGTGCGCCATTCAGAGCAGTATCCTGTACTGCTGTAGCGCCAGCAGCACCTACATTACCAGTTACAGCGCCTCCATCAGCAGGAACCTGTGCATTTGGATCGTTTGGTGTAGCACTCATGGCTGGGTCTTTCTCAGAACCAATGGTGTGTAGTCCACCGTCCATGTGGCGGGTAATGTCATCGGGTGCTTGATCGTATCCTGCACCGTATGCCTTAGCACCACCAAGAGCCTTGATAAGGTCTGGGCGTGGTTCTGGCTTGATACCTGCTGCCTTCTCGGTTTCAATCTCTTTATCCATGGCAGCAATTTCTGATGGATTCTGCTGCAAGATGTTTCTGCGAATGTATCCGAGCGAGTAGTACTTGCCAATATACTTGTCAATGGTTTCAAGAGCGTCAATACGAGTCTTGATTTGCTGAGTGTCGCGCTCGCCGCTAATGATGCCTTCTTTCTTCTCGGCAGTCACTTGTGAATCCAATTCTGCAACCAACTCTTCAGGTTGCATAAGGATGTGCTTGCGTATCCACGCAGTAGAGAAGTATCTACCAACATAAGCGTCTACGCTTGTCAGCAACTCCAATCTGCTCTTCATAATCTCTGCGTTCTTGAGTTCTGTGAAATGAGAATCGCGCAGATAGTCCAAGTGAATCTTGAACTCTATGTCAGGCCATTCTTCGGGACGAATGATTTTCTTGAGCAGCAACTGTCTACGCAGAATCTGCAAGAATAGACCGTTAAACTTGCTGCGTAGTTTGCTTACAAACTTGGAGAACTTTAGTTCGTCGCGGGTGATTTCGCTTGATCTGCCCAGATTGAATCCGTTGTTTGATTCAAGTCTAGAAATGGGGACATTCAACGATCTGTAGAGTTTCTTCTTGAAGTACTCCACATCCTGCATCTCGCTAAGATTCTGTCCGCCTGGTAGAGTTTGAATCTCTGTGCCTTTTCCGCCTTCGCGTCTGGGCAACCAGTAGTCTTCAAGCATACTCAGGTGACGCTTTTCATCTCTGAGTTCGCCTGTGTTTGCATCGTAAACCAGTTTGTTACGATACTTGTTCATCAGGCTTCTCATGTACTCTTCTGCCTTCATTTTGGGCAGAGAACCAATGTCGATGTAGAAGATTCTACGCTCAGGTGCGCGAGAGATTCGGTAGATTACTACCGCGTCTTCAATCATACGCAACTGGTTCAGCGGTTTAATTGCCTTGTGCAGGTAACTGATGATTAGTTTCTTGTTGGGATCAAACAGTCCTGAGTTAATGTACGCGATTGATTCGGTGCTGATCTTTACTGCTTGACCGCTGCTACCACCCATGCCTGGTTTAGCGGTATCAGGAGTAAACAGGAAGTACTCTTGAACCTCACCCACAAGATCAATGTTGGTGCCTGGTTGCTTTTCCTTCTTTACCTCTTGAACCTTACGGATGGTCAGAGGATCGACAAATCTGAGTTCTTGAATTCCCTTGCCTTGCTGTTGAGGATCAACAATCATGTGGAAGTAGATGCGGCCGTCCACATACCACTTTCTAAAGATTTCGTATCCTCTGTCGTTGAAGTCTAGCATTCGTAGAATCTTGTCAAACTCTTCTCGAATGGCGTCCTTCACTTTGTCTGGCATTTCAACATCATCAAGCACGATGCGAACTGTGGGTGTTCCTTCTTCAGTAACAATGGCTTCGTTAATGATATCATCCACGGCGCTTTCTATTTCGCCGTGGTTAATCATGCCTCTGTACTGTATGATTTGGCTGTTATCGTCCCGTATTTGACCGTCTAGGTCAAGTGTGGATGCGTAAAAGCCTGACGGTGCAACTTCTAAAGATGCGGTTCCATCATCGGTAGGGGCGACAACAGATTTTAGTCTGTTGCCGCCCCCGCTGTCCGATTCACCGTTATCTTTGCGCCGTCTTCCGAGTGGAAAGCCAAACAGATCGCTCAAAGCCATAATTTAATCCTCTCACCTTTTGATGACTACTATTAGGTAGTCGTGATCTCTGCTGCCTCGCCGTCACGGACGCTTGGATTCTGTGGAGTTTCGACCATCCACCACGAGTATGCCCATTGAATCTCGAACTCTTCGATAGCGTCGTTGCTGTCGGCTGCGAGTTCGATTGCTGCCACCTGTGAAGGCCAAGCGTGCTTGAACTTGTAAGTACGCAAGCCCTTGCCGTCAAGGTGGTGAAGTTGGGTAACTGTGATGTCTGTACTGTACAGAGTGATATCAGTTTCTCCAATGTTTCCTTCGTGCGAGTGGATGGCATTTTGCCATGCTTCCATTGCACGACGAACCTTGAAGTCGGTATCGTTGATTACTGTGGTGTTCCATGTTTCTTCAAACTGGCGAACACCCGCAACATAGATGTTGCGTCCGCGATACGGAACAGCAATCTTGGTTACTTCTGACATTGGAAGCGATGCTGCCTTGCACAAGTATGTGATCTTTGAGAGTTCCTGTGTGCCACCGATCTTTGGTTGGCTACCACAGAAAACCTCGAAGATGTTTGGACGAGCGCCGCCGCCCTTTAGATTTGCTGCGAAATCAGTTACTTTGATTGCCATTGCTTTCTCCTTTTACGATTGATTAGTTCTGAATTCTTCCGACGCCACCTGCAACCTCTGAGAAGTCAACACCTGTGCGTGTTGCTACGAAGTTGAGGGTCATAAAGTTAATCGAGCGTGCAGGCTTGATGAAGATGTCTGCAACGAAGCGATTGCTGTCGATGACCTCGGGGGTGTTGTTGGAAATATCGCAGATAACCTTGAAGTCAAAGATACCTCTGCGTCCCTGAACATCACGGAGGAACGGTTCAACCAGAGACACAAACGAAGCGCGTGTGAACTCGTCATTGAACTCGAACAACTGGAACTTGGAAGCAGTTGCGATTGCCTTCTCAAGCACGATGAACAGACGGCGCACATTGATGCGGTCGAATGCACTTGGCTTGGCGAGAGCAGTCTTGTCTCCGAAGAGTACGACGCCTTGGCCGGGGAAGGACACAATTGGGTTGATTCCTGCTTGATACAGTTCGTCACGCTGTGTCTTGTTGGGATTGAATGCCAACTTGACTACGCGATTGATCTGTCCACGGTTCAATCCTGCTGGCGAGTACCACGGATCGCGGTCAGAGTCAGTTCTTGCACACAGTCCTGCAATGTCACCGTTCAGAGGAATCCAACGGTAAACATCGTTGTACGGATCGTATTGCTTCTTCCAACCGCTATCCAGTACTGCGTATGATGTTGACTTGTTGAAGCCATTGTTTCCGTTGATTGCTCCAACCGTGCAAACAGTCTTGTTTCTCCAATCAAGAAGAGCAGCGAGAATGTCTGCACCTGTTCCTGCGTCCATGATTCCACCGTAAGGAGGAGACACAAACACAACACAGTCCTTTCTCTTTTCTGCAATGTCTTCGATCAGATATTTGGCGAGATCGGTATGAACTGCTGGTTCTGCATCGTCGTTTGCCGCTCCGATTGGAGCGCCAAGAATGACTAGAGAGATATCAATTTGCTCGGCGTCAAGGAACAGTCCGTATCCACGAGTACCGTCTGCATTGTAGAAATCTCCCAACTCTGGCGTTTCATCGCTTCCACCTGTGAGTCTGAACGCTCCACCTGTGGTGCCAACGCTAGTTTGTGTTATTGTTGTAGCGGTTGTTACAGTATCCAACGCAGTACCGTCTGGTGCCTCAAACAGATTTCCAAGATAGATGAACTCTGAACTTGTGTTGACAGCGGAAAGCAAGTTGTTGCTTGAACCGTCTGGCTTCTTTGCGCCAGGATATACCGAGTATCCCTCGTACACTTCCAGTATGCTGTTGGGAATACCAGAGATTTCACCTGTGCGGTCAATCACGACGAGGTTGATTTCGTCATTGAACTTTGTCAGGTTTTCAAATGCCCATTGAGAACCACCTGTGACTTGTGTTTCTCCTAGACCTTCTGCTGCGTTTGGTGCGCGATTGAAGATATCCTTGAAGCGCAGGCCTGTATCTGTGTAGATTTGTGTTCCTGTGGTGGTGTGATCGTCCACATCGTTGTACCAGTACACACCAATGGCGTTTCCAAGAGGTCCTGGGTAACGAGCAGCAACAGCAACAGAACCTTGAACTGTTCCAATATTGTCGTCCCATTGCTTTGTGTTCTTGATCTGTTCGCCTGTAACCGCAGTACCTGTTTCGTCTACTGCTGCGTTCCACGAATCAGTTGCGACAACACGAACACACTTCAGATTTCTGCCGTACGACAGGAAGTTTGCAGCAGCAAACCAACCTTCTGCGTTATTGTCGTTCGGCTTTCCGAAAATGGTCTTGAGTTCGTTTTCGCTGCTGATGGTTACTGGTTCATCGGCAGGACCCCACGCAAATCTTCCTGCATACGCGCCGGCAGATGCGGCAACAGCAGGAATGATGTTTGTAAAGTCAAACTCCTTGATTTCTACGCCTGGACTGAGTTGGAATCCCATGTTTATCTCCTTTAAGGAACTAGTGCCTTGCTTGTTCGTAAGAACTGCGGTCAGTTGATTGCGTTCGACAGTATTTATGCCTGCTCTGTTTTACAGATAGGCATTCACAATCACCAAACGGAGTCTTCCTCATCGGGAGGGGTTATTCCGTCATCAATCATTCCAAACGGAGTCAGATCGTCCTCAATGCGTTTGATCTGCTCTTCATAGATGAGTCTACGGATATCTAGGTTTGTGAAATCTTTGAAGTACGGTTGCGATGTCATCCAGGCAAACAGCACAAGCGTCATTACCAAATCGTCGTGATAGCCAGGTTCTGCTTCAAAGGTGTCGCCTTTGGACACAAAGGTAGATAGTTCGCTTATGATGTCAAAGTCTTCTGCCAGAAGTTTGTTCTCTTCAAGCAAAGATTTCAGCACAGAACACCCCACCTTTTTCACAGGAGCGGTTGTTTTAACCCCGTATTGGCGTTTGCCAACTCCAAAGTTAGACAGTACCTGACCACCTCTGCCCTTAACGGTGGTTGTAAGCAGGTTCTCGCACTCTAAGTCTTCGTGCAGGATGGTTGCAACTTGCTCTCCAATATCGTTTAATTCCACCAAAACGCTGGCATTGTTGTAGTCCTTGGCGATCTTGTCTATCATGGTTGGAAGGATCAGGTGGGACATGGTGTTGTTGCGAAACTTTGCAACCAATCTGTACGGTGTCTGACTCACATCCAGTACTGTTGCCGCGTGGTAATCCGAACCTCCGCCGCGAGAAGTATCTACCACTACTGCGTAAATGTGGTCAGGTTTAGCGCCTTCGTAGACATCCATTCCGTCTAGAGTCTTTTGGATTGGTTTTTTCCACGCCATCGTTTTGAGTTTCTTTGCGTCCACAAGAGTGTGCAACGATCCGATGAACTCACACTCAAACTCTACGCGGAACTGGTCTTCGCTGGTATTGGCAATGGTTTGTGTTTTCCACTTGGCATCGCGTCCAGGCACATCGCTCCAATGAATCTCAATAGGAACATACGCATTGGTCTTTTCCTTTGCTCCTATCCATAAGCGATAGAACAGATTCAAGCCTTTGGGAGTGGATACAATCAGAACCTTTGAGGTTTTACCGCTTGCGATGGTGGGATACACGGAACTAAAGAAGTCTTCTGCCAGTTCGTGAGGAACATAAGCAAACTCGTCAAGAATGATGAGATTGAAAGAGCCACCACGAACAGCACTAGACGAGGTTGCACTTGCGAGAATTTTGGAACCGTTTTCCAGTTCAATAGAACCCTTGTTCCAACTTACAATGCCTTGCTGCAACCATTTCGGAAGATACTCGTATGCAGTTTTCAGTCGTCCAAGTAGTTCTCTAGCAGTCTGTAGTTTGTTTGCAAGCAAGGCAACATTAACAGACGGATTGAACAGAATGTACCACAGAGCATACGATAGAACCGTGGTTGACTTACCGCTCTGGCGAGGGTACTTGCAGATTACAAATCGGTTTGCGTGTACGGTTTTGAGAAGTTCCTGTTGAAACTCCCACGGATGAAACTGCTGCAAGCCTTTGTCTAGGGTAACGATTCGCACATACTTGGAAATGAAATACAGCGGGTCTGTGCTGCATTTCATGTACTCCTCAACCTGTTCAGGAGTAAACTGAATAGCGGTATTTGCCGCCTTCAGATTTGCATTACCAAGATACGAGTCGTCTTGTCGCAGAGTCATATTTAGTCGCTTTGGTCTTCAAGCCTTTTTGCTTGCTCTTCTCTTTGCAGTCTCAGGTACTCTTGCAAGTCCTTTGTACTGCCAAGATAGATGGCATTATTTGTTATGGTTTGTGCGCTTTGCTTTTCGTGCGCTGCTATATGTCTAATGTCTTTCACCCGCTTGTGCAGGTCAATCAGATTGTTGTTTGCGTCTGCAATCTGACGCATGATGATGGCAGCAACCTCATATGCTCGGGGAGACTCACCTTCGCTGGCAACTTGCATGATGCCGTCTAGTGCTGACTTGCCCACATCAATGAGTTCTTTCAGATTTTTACGAACCTCCGCAAAGTCGTTTGCTGCGTGTGGGTCTTCTTGAGCAAGCGGATGCTGCCCTTCGGGAATCCGTACGGCAATCGCCTTTGTCTCTTTCTTGGGCTCCACAGGGACTACGGAGTTTTCTATACCAAGAACCTCTGCTAGTTTTTCATTTACTGGTTTGTCTTGCATCTCTCACCTCATTCTGCTTGCCATGTAGGATCAATGTCCTCGAACAGTTCAACATCTGTCCAAACATCGTATGAGGACCCAGTAACGGATAGTGGTGCATTTGGTCCTGTAGTTCCTTCCTCAACCGCTCTGTCCCATACTCTCAAGAAATCTCTTGTCTCTGCTCTTGACTTTCCTGCATCTACAAACTCGTGATATCCAGTTTGAGTTTCAAGAACAATCTTAGCGTCTTTGATTGGTCCTATGATATAGCCTTTCACTTCAAATGTAAGCGTGTACATCATGGTGCGAAGACTGTCAAGAGAACCTTCGTATTCGTCTTCCCATGAAACCGAACTCAAGGTAACAGGCAAGTCAATCTTCTTGTCTATGTCTGTGAAGTTTATGCTTACGGTATACGATGGAGTAAAGTATGGGAGTATTTGCTCTACGATTCGCAAGCCGTTGTCCATAGTATCTGGCATGATATACAACTCGAAAGTAAAGTTGTACGGCACCTCTGCGAATCTGAAGTCAACCTTTTTGGTTACACTATCTGCGTTGGCCGAACCAACCTTTTTGGTCATGGTGATTCGTTTTCTAGTGTTGTCGTATTGCCAGTTTGTCAGAGCAAACCCAAGTCTAGGTAGTGTCAGTTGAACTGCACTGCCTGTTTCCATTCTACTTTCTGCTATTCTTCGTAACCATTTCTGCTTAGGAGAGTATGTGAGAGGCAGTCTAGTAGGATCGGCATTCACATCGGGACTACCGATATAGATGTTGTTAAACAGAGAACCGAAAGCAACAACTGTCTTTCGTACACATTGATGATAGAATGGATTATCTCCGCTAAACATGGATTACTCGCTGAATGGATTGTTCTCTGTAAAGTCAACAATACGATCAAGTTCAATATCGAAGTCTGGATTCTGAGTCACCGTAGAGTCTGTAGGACCAACAGAAACTCCAGTTGTGGTCTGTGATGAGTATGCCCAAGACGCTCCCGAGTCTGCACCAACTATAGGAGTTGGACTTGCTGTAAATACGCCAATCACCTTTTCCAATCGCAGTACTGCAAGAGTTAGACCTGATGGTGGTGTCCACTTTAGCACTCTTGCGGTAGCAGAACCCTGCGTCACCTTCTCTCCGATGGCATAGGTTCCTGATCCAGTTACAAGAGTGACATCCAAGGCAAATTCGGTGTATCCTTGTTCCACTCCTGCACCTGCTGTGTCGATTTCGGTGTTGTCTGTCTCGAAAGAATCGCCAGCGTTTACTGCAAGTTCGCAAGTCAGAGTGTAGATGTAGTTTTTGCCAAACTGATAGAAGGGGTTTTCGTGTTCGACAAACTTGATTTCAAACAGACCCTTAGACATCGGGAAGTAGATCAAATCTCCTTCGCGTGGTCTTTCTGCATTGTTGGCCGGTGGTTCTCCGCCAGTGATACCGCTAAACTCTTGTTTCCATCTGGTTTTGCTTACCACGACTTTCATGCTGTCGCGCACTTCTAGTCCAAACTTAGAGATGAAATCTCCGTCACCTTCAAAACCATCTACCGATTGAATGTACATCTCTATTGGTTTACCAATCTTATAGACCGATGGTAAACTGTCTTCTCCGAATACCAAATCAATTTCGGGCGACTCTCTGAACAGATACACCAACTCGTGACCGTGCATCTTGATGGTTTCCACCACCAAGTCATCTACGAGATTCTGCTCGCTCCGTTCGTATTTGGTGAAGTACGGATTTAGTGCCATTTATCCCACCAAGAAGTCAGGAGGAAGTTCAAACGAAGCACGCATTTCTGTTTCTAGTTTTTCAGATTCTGCTTTTGCTTCCTCGTAAATTGCTTTACCGTCAAATGTAACACCACCAGGCAATTGAATTCCGCTGTACTTGGACAGATTCTGTCCCCATTGCATTTTGACGAGTGCAGTTGCGTACTTCTTTAAGAAGTGATTGTCGTAGATATCAGGATAGTCTGCGGGATTTACTTGCGACCAAACCTCGAATATTATGTTGGTGCCTACTGGAAAGTCAACATCCCACTCTGCGTCAATAAACAACTGGTTGGTGATTCTGTTCCAACGCAGTTGTTTTTCTGGCTCTAGTAGAAGTTGTATCAGAGCAAGTCTTTGCTGAACTATGGTCCAGTCGGTTAAATCCATACCAATCAAACCACCCGCGTCTTGTAGTGTGATTTGGAATCGCGTACCAAACACATTGTCTGTGCTTGTGCCAGATTCTCCACCAACAGGGTACATATTCACAATGGACAGAATGTTTGGATTGGAGATATTGATGTATCCCTGATCCATGTCAGTCTGTGTAATGGTGTACGGAAGGTATATCTTCTCTACCCCGTCAAAGTGATACTCTCCCAAAAACTGAATAGCGTCGTCAATACGATCTTCTACCTGAGCGTCGTCTACATTTATCTCTATGACGGGCGCACCCAGTTTGCGGTAGATGTAGTCTTTGAGTTTCTTCCGAGAATTGACTGTTGGCATGGCATATCTCCCTGAGTATGTATAGTTCGATTGTCATGCCAAATGGCATTACTTAGAGAACATGAACCGCACAGACGCCATCTCTCTCAGAGTGAATGCAAGACCTGCCTGATCTGCTTCCTCAGAAGTGATCGGAGCAAAGTTCAATTCTGCGGCAGTCTCGTTCAAATACTGAAGAAAGGCCTTGTTTAGTTCTTCCGCTGACTTGTCGGTTTGTCCGCTGAGTGTGTCGCGGAACCTATCAATAGCGACAAGGTGCGGATTTAGTTGCTCTACGATATCTACCAATTTGATTGCCAATTTTGCTGAAAATGGTTTCTGCGATAGTGCATCTAGTGCGGGCGCGGCCTGGAACATCTGTGCATAGTTTACTTTCATGGTCATCCTTTCAGTTCACGATTTGGGATACTTACGCTTGGTATTTAGTCTGCGAGATTGAATGTCCTGTACTGCGTTGGTGTCTTTGCCTTCTATAAGCATTTCCCATAACGCAACCACCAGTTCGTCTATTTTTGGATACTCTTGTTTTCGCTTATCCGCATAAGACTTGGTTACAGACTCCAGTATCGAATCTATCTCTTTGCTTTCCTCTGCTATGCTTTTGGCTATTTCTTGTATGCCTTGCAGATTCTGTATGTACCTGTCTAGTTGAGGACACGGATGCTCTGCACGGAGATTTCGTATACCGTTGTGCTGAAAGTGGTATCCGCTGCCAGTTTTAGAATCTACTGTATAGCGAACAGAGCGTATTCCTGTTGGCAGGGTATACGATGGATCGTAGGCAAGCAATGCTGCCAGCGGTATTTCGGTATCGTTGATTACAATTACACCGTCAATGCGGTGAACAAATGACTTGTGTTGCATTAGTCAGAATCGTTCCAACGAGAAGTTATTCCACCTAGAGCGTGGTTTCTGATAGAAGTACCCTTCTTTACAATCTTCAGTTGTCCCGCAGCATTGCAGTATACTGTTCCTTTTGGAAGAGTATATGATGCAGTAATAGACCATGTTCCAGTACCTGTAGAGAAAGTCCATCTTCGCATGGTTACTCCACCTACACCGCCAGCAACATCCGCTGCTTCTGTGCTTGGTCCTCCTAGTGGGTCGGGAACAGCACTAGTTGTAGTATTCTCGAAGCATTGGTATACATGAGTGCCGTCGGCAGCAGCACCGCTTGGCATAGAATCTGTATCCGCTTCCATGCCTGGAATGAACGGCATAGACAAGAATCCGCGAATGAAGGTATCACCCGACGCTGCTCTAATGGTAAACACAGGAGCGTTTGCAAACACCTGATTCTTGTAGTTGTCTGTTCCGATACTTCCAGTATCGAATCCAAATGCTGTGTTTCTTCCGCTCAGTCCGCGAGATATGTCGTCTAGACTTCCTGTAACTCCACCGTAGAAAGCAGAATCAATCTCTCCATTTTCTACAAACACCGCAAACTCGTCGTTGTTTGTGTCTCCTGTCTTAACTTTGATTCCACCTGAATCGGGATGCTTGCTTAGGAATGCTGCTACAAATGAGCCTGGATTTGCTGCACCGTGATTGCCGCTATTCATGTTTGCAACTGCGGGCAAGAATCCAAATCTACCGTTGAATGAAGGATTATCAATGTCTAATCCATTGATTGTATCGCGGTATTTGTAAGAGTTGGTGTCTCCGTCTGTACCAGTAAGAACCGTGTGTTCTCCTGCCTTCGGAACTGGTCCAAACAAGCGAGCAAATCGTAGACCAACTGGACTTGTATTGCTGAAATAGCCATCACCTTCCAAGTAATCAACACCAACTGGTTCTCCGTCTTCAACTAGGAGTCCAGACGGCAGAAGTCGATTTCCAGTACCAACACCCATCTTCACCGTAGGCCAAGATTGATTGGAGCCTGATCCTAAAGTCCATCCAGTTCCGCTCCACACCATTTGATCGCCGTGAGCGCGAACAAGAGTAAGTAGTGGTTGATCTCCAGTTAGACCTCCTGTTACCGAGTCTACACCTTCTACTACTTGGAAGGCTTCAATTTCTCCACCAGTACTGTTGGAGTCCACTCTGATTTTCATTCCAGTTGGACTACTGATTTCTGTGGTTGTTGCTAGACTGATGGTGTTATCCGAGATGGTGATACCATTGCCTGCTGTTATGCAGTCTTCCAGTTGCACCATATACGATGCGCGAGAAACCGTATCTACTGCCAAGAATCTTCCGCTGCTACCCTTCAGTCTTCCAAGAACAGTAGTATCTGTTGGAGCGTCAGCACTTACTGGAGTAAAGAACAGAAGATTATCTGTAGTTTCTCCTCTTGGAGTGCCAGATGGAACTTTATAGAATGCAAGTCTACCAAGTACCGATCCTGCATCTCCGCCAGCATTACCCCATACTTTCAAGTCTCCAACCACTTCAAGATTTCTGCTTGGTATTGATGAGGTTCCAAGATTAATACCGAGTCGAATATCGTTTGCTTTAAACTGACCCGAAGTATCTGTTGCCGCAGCAAGAACCATTCCTAGTTGCGCTGCACTTTCCCATACAGTTGTTTCAGTCTGATCCTTTAGAGAAACGCTAAACTCCAGTTTGCCTTGCTTGGTAAAGGCAAACATATCCGTTACTAGTGGTTTGAAATTGACAAATGCACCACCGCTACCTGATTGTGCGTCGAAGCGCAGCAACTCTCCGCTAACGGCATCTGCCGCGCTGATTATACTGCCTGGGATAGGAATACGAATTGCGCTATTTGCCATCTTTGCTCCTTACCTTATGTATGCCTTTACATGGAACCCACATCAGGAATCCAATTTAGCGGATCTAGTCTGATCTGCTCCAGTATTGCATCGAATGCAACCTGACCACCGAATGCAGTAACTTCGTTCCACTCTGCTGCGTATGTGCGCGTTTCTGCGTACTGCTTTGCTGCCTTTGCGTAGTGCAGAGCAAACTTAGACCAAGCAACCTTCAGGAATCTGTGAAGACTTGGAGAATACCAACCAACACCTGCAAGTCTTCCAGTTGGACTAGACACTCCTCCTGCTGCGGGGTCTGCACCGTCCAAGAGATACGCCTTGATAAACATTCTGTGTCCGTTGCGAGCGTTATAGATTTGCTGTCTAGAAGCAACCAGCCACTTCTGACCTGTATTGGGATTGGTAGTGAATGAGTTTAGCCATCCAGTAATGGAAGCGTTGCTCATACCAAGTCTGTCTATTTCTGCCTTAACTTCGGTTGGATGGTTGTCTATCACATTCCACCATCTTGCTATGCGAGAACCTACTGGTACATCTGTGTCGTTTCTCTTTAGGCGAATTAGTACACCGTTTGCGTCTGTGTTTGTGCCTGTGATTTCAACTGGGAAGTGGTCAATATTCCATTGTGTCAGGTCTGGATTAATGTCTGTTGTAGAGTTCCACCATGCGTTTCCACCACCGCTTGGTCCGGGCCATGCAGGACTGATGGTTTCCGATACCTGTGCAGTTGCCAACTTGGTGCTGTAGGTGGGCGACCACCAGAAAACAACACCATCTCCGTTGTTCTGTAGTACTGGATCAAGTTGAGTGCGGCAGAAGTCTTCAATACCCATGTATACATCCCAACATCTCCAATCGCCTTCGTAGCAAGAGCCAGGTGTGGTTCCAGTTACACCGCTTGGAGAAGTTGATTCTGTAGTGGTTCCACGGCAAGACGGATTACACATGGTCGTGTAGTGCCAGCCAGTATATTCAGAACCCCATGAGATGATATGCCCTGCTCCGTAGAACATAGGTCCAACTGCGGGATACGAAGGAACAGGATACAGTTTACTGAGTTTAACCTTGTCGTAGTTGTTTCTTTCCCATGCTGTCTGAATGGTACTTGCGCCGTTCCATGGCGTACCACCGCGTCCACCCCGTGACATGAATGGCGAGTAGTACGGTGCAGATGGATTTCCGTTGTTAACATTGCCAGGAACACCAGTTCCAAGTACTGTGCTGCTGTACAGATTGTACAGACTTGGTTGCGTGTAATCTGCTTGACCTGTTGCAGTTCCAAATAGAGGCAACCAACGATTGTAGTAGTAGGTGATTAGTTGATCTCTTTGTGCATCCGTGAGGTTTTCGTATCCGAGTGAAATTGGATTGTTGTTTGCATCGCGGATCAGAGGTCTGCTCCAGTTATCAATATACGGCAGTCCGTACCATCCCACAGGGGTTCCTGAGAATCCATAATCACTTACTGGTGCGGTCTGGCAGAAGCGCACAAGTTGTTGTGAGTTTTCTACCACAGAGTTGTATGTAACTTCTATGGTTTGTCCTGTAGGACCAGTCAATCTGGCGTAGATATAGTTCACAGACTCAGAAAGCATTGGGTCTTGACGAAGAGCGCCAGGGCACGGACCAGCAATCTGCGGAGGACCAGAACATCCTCTGTACTCCCAATCGTAGAAGTTCGCCCACCCGTAGTTGAAGTAATTTGGAGCAAGTGCTTCAAAAGTCTTGGTTTCAAAGTCTAGATTTGTCAGGCTAAAGTCGGATACAGTTCTTGCGTCCTGCAAGTTGCTGCTTCCGTCTGGCATTCCCCATCCCCATCTTCCACGGAACGACTTGTTTGCGTTTGCTCCGCTATACGCTGCACCAGGCGCCCACACTCGTCCAGTTCCATCAGATGCCAACGGGCAGTTTGGATCGTTGTCAACCGCAGAACCGTTGGTATCAAACCTAGGACCAGTTACGAGCATATAGTATCTGCTCTTGTCGTCAGATACATTCGGCCATGTCTCTACCGAGTTTTCGTAGAAGTAGTGACACAAACCACCCCATGTGTCGCCCAGTTCGGTTGCGAACTCGCTGTCAACCTCACTCGACGGTATCTCTGAGAAGAATACCTTGAACGATGTTGGGAACGCTCCGTTCTCAACAAACGAACGCTGCGGGAAATATCCTGGCACACAAGACGGTGCATCGGCATTCGCCTTGCAGGATTCTGCCAGAGTACACGCAGTTTCTGAGTCACAGACTACGGTGGTTCTACCAACTTCGCCCTGTTCGTCTAGTTGAAGATTGTTGTACAGAGGCAGTTCAGAATCAGCAACCCAACGCAGTTTCAGTTTGTGTAGACCGATTATGCCACCAGTTGTGTTGACTTGCACGGTAAACTTACGAGTATCAGAGTATCCAACCTCGGCTGTAGCCAAATCAATTCCACCTGAAGTCTCATCGACGGTAACAAAGATGTCTGACTTGTTTCTCTTGGTTCTCTTCATCTGTACGGTCTTGAATGCAGCAGGTGCCATATCGGTTCCATCCGTTACCACAGCAATGGTTGCTGTACCTGTCTCGTAGAATCTCTGGCACTTTTCTAGAGTCTTGTTATAGTCTTCGTACACAAATGGAGATGCTTCAGCAGACTCTTCCAGTTGAACGCTTGTCAGGCTTACCACTCCAGTATACGAGAACGCTTCCCATGCTCCCAAGCACGGAGCAAGATTTGGTGGAACTACACGCGGAGATGCCGTCACCGTCATTGTCGGTGTTATGCTTGGTGTTATGCTTGGTGTTGGTGTTGTTGTTTTTGTTACTGAAGGAGTTACAGTTACTGAAGGAGTTGCTGATGGAGTTGCTGTTCCAGTTGCAGTTGCTGTGGTAACTGGACTGCTTGTAGCGGTTGGCGTTGCAGTTGCTGTAGGAGTTGCAGTAGCAGTTGCAGTTGGTGTAGCAGTCGCCGTAGCGGATGCGCTTGCCGTTGGTGTGGCAGTAGATGTAGCAGTCGCAGTTGGTGTAGCAGTTGCACTTGCTGTCGCAGTCGCCGTTGGTGTGGCGGTCGCCGTAGATGTTACTGAGGGAGTTACAGAGGCTGTCGCAGTCGCCGTTGGTGTGGCAGTTGCACTTGCTGTTGCAGTATTAGTGGGATTTGCAGTAATGGTTGCTGTTTGAGTGGGTGTTGCTGTAGAAGTGCTTGTGGCAGTCGGTGTTGCAGTTGCCGTAGCAGAGGCAGTTGCTGTGGCAGAAGCAGTTGCAGATGCTGTTGCTGTTGGTGTAGTAGTGCTAGTTGCAGTTGCTGTTGCAGACGGTGTTGCTGTTACTGTCGCAGTTGCAGAAGCAGTAGCAGTTGCTGTGGGTGTAGCGGTTGCGGTGGCACTTGCGGTGGCAGTCGCTGTAGGTGTAGCAGTTTCTGTTGCTGTTGCTGTTGGAGTTGCTGTTGCGGTTGCTGTAACCGATACGGTTGCTGTTGGAGTTGCCGTAGCAGAAGCAGTTGCAGACGGTGTTGCCGTTACTGTCGCTGTTGCAGAAGCAGTAGCAGATGGTGTAGCAGTCTCAGTTGCAGTCGCTGTGGGTGTAGCAGTTTGAGTTGAACCCGCAGTTGGAGTGGCTGTTGCTGTTGGTGTTGCTGTTGCCGTAGCAGAAGCAGTTGCCGTGGCAGAGGCAGTTGCAGACGGTGTAGCAGTTTCAGTTGCAGTTGCAGACGGTGTTGCCGTTGCCGTTGCAGAAGCAGTTGCCGTTGCAGAAGCAGTTGCAGACGGTGTAGCAGTTTCAGTTGCAGTTGCTGTGGGTGTTGCTGTTGCTGTGGGTGTTGCTGTAGCCGTAGGTGTGGCTGTTGCTGTTGCAGAAGTGGTCGGTGTCGGCGTAGCGGTTCTTGTTGCAGTTTCTGTAGGCTTTGCAGTTGAAGTGGCAGTTGCCGTTGGAGTTGCTGTTTGAGTTGCTTTAGCAGAAGTAGTAGCAGTCGCTGTTGGTGTAGGAGTTGCAGTTACAGTTGCAGTTGCAGTTTCCGTAGGTGTTGCTGTGGGTGTTGCAGTCGTGGTTGCCGTTGCAGAAGCAGTTGCAGACGGTGTAGCAGTTTCAGTTGCAGTCGCCGTGGGTGTAGCGGTTTGAGTAGATACTGCCGTTGGTGTTGCAGTTGGAGTAGCAGTTGCCGAGGCCGTTGCTGTAGGTGTGGCTGTTGCTGTGGGTGTTGCAGTCGAAGTTGCTGTTGCAGACGGAGTTGCAGTCGCTGTTGCTGTTGCAGAAGCGGTTGCTGTGGCAGAGGCAGTTGCTGTTGCAGACGGAGTTGCAGTCGCTGTTGCTGTTGCAGAAGCGGTTGCTGTGGGTGTTGCTGTCGCTGTAGATGTAGCAGTCGCTGTTGGTGTAGCGGTTGATGTTGCTGTTGGAGAAGGAGTGGGTGTTGGTGTTGCTGTTGCAGTTGCTGTAAGCGATACTGTTGCCGTTGGTGTTGCTGTTGCGCTTGCCGTTGCAGTTTCTGTTGGAGTTGGTGTTACAGTAACACAGACTTCATTGAATCCATCGTACAAGCAAGGTGCCGGTGGAGGTGGACACTCGTAGTCTGCACAAGTGCGGTCGAATCTTCCTTCACCGTAAGACTCATCGCCAGTCCATGTATAGCAATAGATAGTTGTTCCTGCGGTCAACGCCGCACCTATTGCCAAACCAAGACATTCGCCTGCACTCTTTGCTTCTCCTACACACAGATAGGTTTGATTTTCTTGACCGCAATTTATACACACCAAGCACGGAGCGGTTGGAGAATTTTGCGATGGAGTGGGTGACGGGGTTGCCGTTGTGGTTGCTGTTGCGGTTGGTGTGGCAGTAGTAGTTGCTGTTGCTGTTGGAGTAGCAGTCGCAGTTGCCGTAGGTGTTGCTGTTGCGGTTGCTGTGGCAGAGGCAGTTGCCGTTGCAGAAGCAGTTGCCGTAGGTGTTGCTGTTGCGGTTGCTGTGGCAGAGGCAGTTGCTGTTGGTGTTGCAGTTGAAGTTGCAGTTGCTGTTGGTGTTGCAGTCGAAGTTGCAGTTGCCGTTGGAGTAGCGGTTGCCGAGGCCGTTGCTGTTGGTGTAGCGGTTCGTGTTGCTGTGGCAGAAGCGGTTGCTGTGGGTGTAGCGGTTGCAGTCGCAGTAGCAGAAGCAGTTGCCGTAGCAGTAGCAGAAGCAGTTGCAGACGGTGTTGCAGTCGAAGTTGCAGTCGCCGTGGGTGTAGCGGTTTGAGTAGATACTGCCGTTGGTGTTGCAGTTGGTGTTCCTGTTACAGTAGCAGTCGCTGTGGGTGTAGCAGTAGCCGTCGCAGATGCTGTTGCTGTTGCAGATGCTGTTGCTGTGACAGAAACTGTCGGAGTTGGGGTTGCAGTAGATGTGGCAGTCGCTGTGGGTGTAGCGGTTTGAGTAGATACTGCTGTTGGAGTTGCCGTTGGAGTTGCAGTAGCAGACGCAGTTGCAGATGGTGTAGCGGTAGAAGTACTTGTAGCAGTCGGTGTTGCAGTTGCTGTGGCAGAGGCAGTTGCTGTTGCTGTGGCAGAGGCAGTTGCAGTTGCTGTGGCAGAGGCAGTTGCTGTTGCTGTTGCAGAGGCAGTTGCTGTTGCTGTTGCAGTCGCTGTTGGTGTTGCTGTAGCCGTAGGTGTTGCAGTTGCTGTTGCTGTGGCAGAATTAGTTGGAGACGGCGTAGCGGTTCTTGTTGCAGTTTCTGTAGGCTTTGCAGTTGAAGTGGCAGTTGCCGTTGGAGTTGCTGTTTGAGTTGCTTTAGCAGAAGTAGTAGCAGTCGCTGTTGGTGTAGGAGTTGCCGTAGATGTGGCAGTTGCCGTTGCAGAAGCAGTTGCCGTTGCAGAAGCAGTTGCAGTAGGTGTGGCAGTATTCGTGGCAGTCGCCGTTGGTGTAGCAGTTGCTGTGGCAGAAGCAGTTGCAGACGGTGTAGCAGTAGCGGTAGCAGAGGCAGTCGCCGTAGCAGAGGCAGTTGCGGTAGCGGAGGTAGTTGGTGACGGTGTAGCGGTTCTTGTTGCAGTCGCTGATGGGGTTGCAGTTCCTGTTGCAGTTGCAGTTGGTGTTGCAGTCGAAGTTGCAGTCGCTGTGGGTGTAGCAGTTTGAGTAGATACTGCCGTTGGTGTTGCCGTTGGTGTTGCCGTAGAGGAGGCTGTTGCCGTGGGTGTAGCGGTTCGTGTTGCTGTGGCAGAGGCAGTTGCAGTTGCTGTGGCAGAAGCGGTAGCAGAAGCAGTTGCTGTTGCAGACGGTGTAGCAGTACCTGTAGCAGTTGCTGTCGGTGTTGCTGTTTTGGTTGCTGTTGCAGACGGTGTAGCAGTACCTGTAGCAGTTGCTGTCGGTGTTGCTGTTTTGGTTGCTGTGGCGGAAGCGGTTGCCGTCGGTGTTGCAGTTCCTGTTGCAGTTGCCGTTGGTGTAGCAGTCAGCGTAGGTGTGGCTGTAGCGGTAGCAGAAGCAGTTGCCGTTGGAGTTGCTGTTGCTGTGGCAGTTGCTGTTGCCACCGAACAAACTCTTCCTGCACACAATGAAGGAGTCTCGTCTGTTCCATTGAGCCTCGCCAATTCACACCAATCTGGCTGAGCATTTGAAGGGCAGCCAGGGCAGAGACAAATATCACAATCCCCTGTTCCGAACAGACCACAGCAATTCGGAGAGCCTGGACACAGTACTCTGAGAATATCTCCACCAGTAAATGTTATCGTGATCGGTGGCCCATTGCACGCATCGGTGCTGCACGGATTGTTTGGTGTAATTATTCCACCATTTTGGGCGTCGTAGCCACAGCAGCCAGAACTTAGTACAATTTGCTGAACACAGCAATTACATCCTGCTCCCAAACACTCGCAGTTGTATGTGACCGACACATTGCAGGTTGCTATCAATGATTGTTGGTCACTCGAATCACCTGATGTATTGTCCGTACTTATTCCAGCGTTTAATGCCCTGAACTGAAACTCTGGGCAGTCGGCGTTGCTGCGTTCCATATGGGTCCAGAAATAGACCCCCAAGTAATCATCGCTATTGTTACCGATTACTTTGCCATCAATGTCAGGGACATCTAAGGTTATTTCGTACTTTTTCCAGTAGTTCTCCAACTCCACAGGAACCAACGGAGAGTAAACTGGATCACTAGTACCAGAACCAACATTATAGTCTAGACCGTCACACCCCGATATACCGCTTGTATCGGTGGCTTCAAGTTCAATCCCGTAGTTCTCTGAACACAGACCTACGGTGTATACTGGCCGACAAGTTGCCGATTCTTCTTCTCCCTGATAGAATCCAACGCATACACTATCCACATAACTTTCGTCCATTGGAAGCGTACCAACACCACATCCTGTACATGGGAATGGGGTAGGAGTCACAGATGGTTGTGGGGTTGGGCATGGAGTTCTAGACGGACTTGGAGAAGGAACAATCCCACCACTACTTGTTGGAGTCGGAGAATTTGTAGGAGTCGGTGTAAGTGATGCTGTTACTGTAGCAGTTGCTGTCGGTGTTGCTGTTGCAGTTGTGGTTGCTGTTGCAGTAGCCGTCGCGGTTGGGGTAGCAGTAGCAGAAGCAGTTGCTGTTGGTGTCGCAGTAGAAGTTGCTGTGAGAGAAACTGTTGCCGTTGGTGTTGCAGTTGCAGTTGCAGAAGCAGTCGCGGTTGGTGTTTCAGCAGCAGTTGGTGTCGGTGTTGAGGTTGCTGTTGCAGAAGCAGTCGCTGAAGGTGTAGCGGTTTCTGTTGCGGTAAGTGTAGGTGTTGCCGTTGCTGTTGCCGTTGCCGAAGGTGTAGCGGTTTCGGTGGATGTAGGTGTAGGAGTTGCAGTTGCTGTAGCAGTAGCAGAAGCAGTTGCTGTGGGTGTGGCAGTCGAAGTTGCAGTCGCCGTGGGTGTGGCAGTTCCTGTTGCAGTCGCTGATGGAGTTGCCGTAGCAGAAGCAGTTGCCGTAGGTGTGGCAGTTGCAGAAGCAGTTGCAGATGGAGTCGCCGTTGCTGTTTCTGTTGCAGTCGCCGTAGGAACAGGTGTACTTGTTGCCGTAGGTGTAGCAGTAGCAGAAGCAGTCGCAGACGGTGTAGCAGTTGCTGTTGCTGTGGCGGTTGGACATGGCGCTCCAGAGCAAGTCACAAACTCAGCGATAAGTGTAGGAGTAAGACCACCTCCGTTGCAGGCTAGGCATAGGCAGCATCCTGCGGGATCGGTCGCTACTCCACCAGTTGAACACAACTGAGTTGGATTACCAAAACAAGTTGCTGCCGTTCCACCACAACCCTTGGCTTGAGCCTCTGCAAATGGAACTATAACTGTTCCGCGATCACAGGCATTAACATTCTCAGGTTCAAGTCCTGTTCCAATCACATAAATTGGAGCAGTATTGCCTGGATTAGTGCAGTCTACGCATCCTTCCCATCGCGCCCACAGTATAGTTTTCTCACTACATCTTGCACTAGCACCGCAAAGGCACTCGTATGCAATGACCAAATTACATCCTGGCGCCGCCGCTGCTCGGAGAGAGACAGTAGCGTTTGCAGCATCGGCATCAATGACTGATCCTGTTATGGGTTCGCGCTTTGAAAAGTTTGTGCCAAAGTCTTGCTTTAGGCCCACATAGATCAGATTGTTGTCTTCTGAACCATGAGAACCTTTTGCCCAGAACGAAAGCGTCGCTTTCTTGCCAGATAGAGTGTTTACGCCTGGAATTTTCTGATGCAGATTAAAGTAGGTACTGGTATCGGGTGTAACCCCGTCTGCGTGACCCTCAAACTCCACATAGTGCTTGCTGCCGTTGTTACCTACTACCGTAGAACTGCGAGGATTAAACTCTGTTTGTCGTACACCACCGTAAACCGTTGCTCGTGTATCGTATGAGGTTTCCCATACCCAACGATCAGCGGTGTGTCGTGTGCAGCATCCTAAAAACTCTTTGCCTCTTTGCCAAACTGCAAAGTTTCCGTTGATGATGTGATTCTTTACCTTGCGTTCGTAAGAAGCATCACAGCAAGCACCTTCAATATCCGCAGGTGAAGTGGAAAATGCTCTGATTAGAAATCTAACTTTGGTGTACGGTTCTCTTGGGTCCAGATCAGAAGAAAATACGCTGCCCGCGGCGATATCAGAACCTGCTTGTAGATCGGTGGAAGTGTATGTGCCTATGGAGTCTGTGAATCTCTCGATACCAAACAATGTTTTCTGATCCATGTTTGGTACGCGAAACACGGTGGGATCATCCGAAACTTCATTAAACAGATATCCAATCTTCTGAAACAGATCAGGATAGTCACCTGTCAGATACGAAGAGCCGTCGCAGAGCAACCATCCTGCAATATCATCGTATGGAATAGCGCCCGCTTGTCGAGCGTAAGGCTTAATCGTACCAACAGGAACAATGCTGCTGATATCAACATTGCAGTCAGCATCGTATGTGTATCCAAGATAGTTGGTAACAACACCAGTAGTGCTAGTTTTTGCAACCAAGACTGCCTTGATTACTGAAGATACACCATTAGGGACAGTTCTAGTAATTCTTCCTGCAACGGCATTCGATAGAAAGTACACTTCACCTGGCACAAGATACGGTGTAGTGATGCCGTTAATTTCACCGCCTAGCACAACATCGTAGTACACAACATTGTCAGGAGCATCGCACGGAGGAGTCTGTAGTTCCACTACACCCAATGCTTCTGCTGTTTCTATTGAAGACGCAATGGCTTTTACCCAAGTTTGGGTTGCGTCATCCCACTTAACAACCGCTCCAGTAAAGAACGGACTTGAACCACTAGGTCCAATGTCCTCTGCTGGCCCAGTTATACCTCGCAGACGAACGCTGCGTCCACCCAATGAGGTATCGTATAGGATGCCGTTTGCGCTTTTACCCATGTATGGTTGCTCTTATACCGCGTCCCATTCCAATTGACGGTTCAGATACTGTAGTTCTTCTGGCCTGTAAATATCGCAATCACAGTCATAGGTAAATGCCAAGTATGCTGAGTTTTCGTCCACGGTGTCTATGTTCACAGTAAATCCCTTTGCTGTAATGGATGTTGTGTCGATATCTATGCCACTAAATCCTGTATTTCCAGTTCGGAATGATGAGATAATTGCCCGTGGTTGCTTGCAGATCTTTTCGCGCTTGAAAGCAGTTTCGTAGACAAATGACCCGCCGCGATCTCCCAAAAACTCTCCGCGACCCACACATGAGTTTGTCTCGTAGTACGCTTGGCATTGCTCTACCAGTTCTATACGATCTGGCTTAACGAAACCAGTAAACTCGCTACCTGTCTGTAACTGAAACTGAGCAAGGTGCAGCATATCGGTATTGCTGAACGAGAACGGGAACACAGACACGCACGGTTCGCACATGGAGTTTTCTGTACACTCTACTGTTCCAAAGTCTTCTCCAAGACGATCACGGGGAGGAATTTCTGCTTGACTGTACGCACGGCAGTATCCGTTGCTGAGATGTGTCCACAACTGCAATGCCAGATAGTCTGTTCCGCTGTTTCCAATGTATCTGTTGTTAACGCTAGGTACTCTGAACACAACTTCATACTGTTGCCATTCGGGAGTTAGTTGTATAGCAACAAACTCAGAGCATTGGTCTTCAGTAACTCCACATTGGGTAGTTTCAAACTGACTAAAATACTCTATGGCACCGTATGAAATGAACTGACCACCCGCTGCCGCACAGTCGTGAACTGTTGAATTCTCTGTACGGGTATGCGAGACATAGAAAGCACCACTTTCTCCTACAGTTGTTGAACCGATGGTTACTGTACAGCAAATACCCAAAGTGTTTGTTGGGTCGTAGTTTTGAGGAACGCTCATACCGTTGCAGGCTTCTGTTACTGTTCCAACTCTAAACGAAACTTCCTCGCATCTACAGGCTGGACTAGCAGACAAGTCAGAGAGAATGTGGTTGTATATTGCAGCAATAACATCTGAATTAAGAGTAGAAACTGCTCCAGTAGAGTACTCCTCGAACATAGAGAAGTGGGACGCAGAAAGAGGAACTGCTACTCTAGTTGTGCTTGATGTGCTTCCAGGCGCAACGGCATAGTGTCCAGTACTGGTCTGGGTTGCTTCGCATGGATCAATTGGTTCAGAACTATAGATTTCAGAATCAGCGACTGCTATGGACTTGATTATGCCAGTACAGTTTGTGCAATACGGTGACGGTACGCAGTCTACGGTCACGATTACTGAAACGCTCTGATTTGTTTCTGAGTTTACAGTATCTGTTCCTGCCACAACAATATCAGCAGCAACTGCTCGGAATGCCTCTGCTTTAGTGTTTGCGGTGGTTTGCGTGTTTTTCAAAAACACATCAGGAGACAGAACTTCTAGACCGCTTTCGTCTGCAAGAGTTGCAGCAACTGGATATTTGCCTGGAGGAGCAGACACAACAGGAAGACCAATTGCAGGAGTGTCATCAATGTAAGTGATACTTTTGCCTAGTACCTCTGCAACCTGTTTGGTATCTGGCGCATTTATGAAATCGCTGACTGCACCAACAGAACCCTTTGCAGATGAGTCTGCGCTGAATGTTTCGCTTGACGCTGTTCCGCTGACTCCTTCGTATCCGTGGTTCCACCCAACATACGGTCTTGGTACATCAGGAACACCTACGAAAAGACTGCCAGATATAGCAGGATACGACAACTCATCACTAATCTTTGAGTTTATAGCAGCAATGCCTATGGGTGCTTGATTCTCTTCACCAACATACCAGGCAACTTCTGACGAACCCACCGCTGCTGATCGTAAAAGATTCGGAGTAGACTCAGGAACATCGTATCCAAAATGCTGCTTCAGATTCAGATAAACCGTACTGGTTCTTCCCAATCCTGAGCGTGCCCAAAATGATAGACATACCGTTTCGCCAGACAATGACTTAACATCACCTATGCGATTTTCAAGAACGCAATACTCTAGTGAGGTGTCTGCTCCAGGACCGCTGATATACGATTGGTATTCCATGTAATGCGATGGAAACTGCTTCAGCAATGAATCTGGCAGAGATGCATCAATCTGAGCAAACGATTTGCGCTTGCATACGCCAACATACGCAGAAGGAGAATCTTCTCCTGTACCAGTTGCTCCGAATGGGTCTGGACAGTATCCAACTTTTCTAAACCATCTGTCTGCTGTATAGCGATTCAAGTCTGCAAGTTGATCTGATCCAGTTAGTTGTTGTGGAGCAAAATCAGTTCCTCTTTGCCATACATCGAATGATCCATTAACTGCCCAGTTTCGGATTGCTCCACCTGCACCATTGCAGGTTTCTATGTTCACATATCGTTCTACTGCTTTGTATCGGATGTAGAAGTTTGCATGGTATGCTGCTTGTCTGTTCTTGTCCGCAGATACGCTTGCAAATCCAGTTCCTGCTCCAACATCTGCACCTTCTCCAGGCAGCAACTCAACATCTGCATCGCCTCCTGTAGGAGAGATTGGATATCCAAATCCTGCGGAAGACCCCAACAGAATATTTCTCTGTGTGGAGAAATCGGGAACTTTGAATGTGCTTGTGCCTCCAGTTCCTATACCGTAAGAGTATCCAATCACTCTAAACAGATCAGGATATTCAGAAGCAGAATACGAGGAACCGTCACACAGCAGCCAGCCTTCCAAGTCAGTTGGTTGAGGCAATCCACCTGGCACTATTTCTATAGTGCCTACAGGAATGATGTTTTGTACAAATGCAACGCATCCTTCCGTATCCTCGACATATCCTCTGTAATTCACTACTAGAGCGTCGATCTCGCCCGAAGCATTAGTACCGAGAGTTACCAGTATTGGTTTTCTTACCTTTGGTTCGTCTAGGTCTAGTTCTGGCGGAGTTTCAGTCAGAACGCCTGGAGTATCGCTGATAAAGTAAACTGTGTTTTCTGCAACAGTTCCAACAGGACCAGTAACCGCAGTTGCGATTGGTAGAGATATCGTGCCTCTATACACAACATCGAATCTGTAAGCATCTTTTACATCTACCACACCAACTGCTTCAGAAGAGCCAGTTAGATTCAGATACAGCCAATCCGAAAGTTTCCACTCGGATTCAGTACCGTCAAAGTACACTACCTGACCTGTAGTAAATCCGTGCCCGCGACGACGATAGTTGTCTCTAGAACGAATAGTATCAGGAGCAAATCCTTTGGATAACTGAAATGCGCTCTTATCCATTACGGTACTTCCTCCCAAGCGCATACCCAACTGGTTCCGCAATACGGATCATTTGGACAATCTGTTTCATACAGATCGCAGTCCATCTCGTATTCGATGTACGCAGCGCAAACGCTCTGTTCTACCGTGGTTGGAGTCACTTCCAAATTTAACACCGCGCTTTCCTGATTGAAACAGTCTACTGTAAGTGTATCTAGGGTGCATCCTGTTACTCCGTCAGTATCGTAGTAACCTTGAATCTTCACGCACGGTTCTCTGAGAGTACGCTTTGGAACCATGTATGTAAGAGAATCGTAGAAATTTGTCGGAGATGATGTGGTATTTGTACTACCACCCATAGCAAAGTATCCGTCTTTTTCAAAGAATCGCTGACACTTCTTTAACTCTTCCAAGTAGTCGGTTTCCTGAAACGGTACTGAAGTTTTGCCACGGATCAGTTGCACTCCTGTAAGATGAACAACACCTTCGTAGTTAAAGTCTGCGTCAAACAGTACAGGCAAGCAGCAGTTGGTTACACACTCAAATGGCTCTCTTGGAGTCGGGGACGGAGTTGGTGTAACTGGACTAGAAGTTGGTGTTGGTGTAACTGGACTAGAAGTTGGTGTTGGTTGTGGAGTTCTACTACTAGTTACAGATGGAACAGGCGTTGTAGATTCACTTGGACTAGGACTTGGTGGTGTAGATTCTGGCGGTGGAGTTTCTGTTGCTGTTGGAGTTGGTGTTTCTCCTCCACCACCTAAACCACCCCATTCTCCATGAGTGCAGGCGCCAGTTACTGGATCGCGTGTCTGACAGCACGCGCAAAGTGCATCAATAACTTCTGCATCTGTTGGATTTCCAGGCATTGCACCTTGACATCCACAACTTCCAAGTTTAATACAGTCTGGATCATTTCCATTTTGTGCTGCACAGGTTAGATTTGATGGTGCGGGATCGTATTGTTGCCCTCCTAACGGGGCAGGATAGCAACCGATTGGAGGACTGTTGAGATTGCAGCAACTATTTCCAGATGCAGGAGGTGTCGATGAATTTGCTTCACCAAAGCATAGATTTCCGCACCGATTTGTGTCTAGTTGAGCAACAGCGTTTCCTGCGCCTGGATCGGTTTCGCAACTACCCACATGATTTGTGTCCTTTTCCCATACTATCCATTTTAGTCCGCTACAGCAAGAAATATTACTGGCGCAAGCGCCAGTTGCTCCGCATGGAGAACATCCTGCACTAGCACAGCAAGTTGGTGCTTGAACTATGCAATACCTGACTACTGTTCCTCCGCCACCTCCGCCACCTCCTCCAGTTCCAGGTCCTCCTGGACCCAAAGGCAGGATATCTGATTCTGGCGGAGGAGTAGCAATCACATCCCATACTTCAGGATTTGGAGTACCTGTACACGCTCCTGCAAAGTACATGGTCCAAAACTGAACACCCAAGAAACTGTTTGCGCCAATGTATCCGTCTGCTGGCTTTGATTCCTGTACTGGAGGAATGTCCAGTTCAATTTCATATTTGCGCCAGTTGGCACTAGAGTCTAATCCTATCTGCACAGGAGCAGAGTACGCATCATCCAAGATGCCTCTGTTTCCTGCAAAGTGTTGACGAAGTGTTAGGTAGATTGATCCAGTTACAGTTCCTCTTGCCCAAAAACTCAGAGTAACCGTTTCTCCGCTGAGAGTTCTTACATCTTCAATTCTGTTTTCCAGATAGTGATAGGTTTCTCTATCTTCTATCAATCCTGTGGACGGATCAGTTACTTCGTAAGTCACATCACCAACGACATTTTCTGCACTCATCAAGGTTCCTTGAAACTGTGCGTAAGATGTAATGTCGTCTTGCAGATCAATGGCAAGATTGTCTTGACCTGTTGATTGACCAGGCGCTAGAGGAACAGGAAACGAGCCAGGATTATAGCGTCCGTACTTGACACCCTTTTTCAACAGATGGTATGAGCCTAATGTGGGAGGCTCAATAGGAGCAGACACGCTGAAATCTTGAAACCACCTGTCTGCTGTGTATTGTGGTTGTACTGATGCCGATTGGATGGTTCTAGAGAATTCTTTTCCTCTCTGCCACACCAAAAACGCACCGTTTACAACCACATTGTCGTTTAGACCAACAGGAACAACTGGAGAGCAACATTCGTTTATGAAACTACCGCAATCAACTGCCTTGGTCTTTATGGCAAACACAACCTTAGTTGCGTCTGCACGGACATCTACGGTTGCGCTGAAGTCTGTACCGCTGGCAACATCAGAACCAGTATTCAGTTCTGCTGTATTTGATCCGCTGTAGTCACCCAACTCATACTGTACCTGTGGATTTGAGTCCCAAACTTCGATGGTTCCTGCGCCCTTTACTGTTCTGTTTCTCAGGTTAGGAACAAAGAACAGCGAGTCCACGCCTGGTAGAAACGGCGCTCTTACCTTTACAGAGTACTCAACGCCTTCTGTATAACTGGTAACGCCTGGAATCGGATTAGAGATATCGTGAATGACTCGCAGAGTGTTTTCGTCTACAATCGCGTCAATGATTACTGCTCGTTCTTGACGAGAAGTGCTAGACTCCAACTTAATGTTGAGCGGTTCGCCTATGATTGCAACGCTAACATCAATGCCTTCATCCGAAAAGTCGAGAAGAAAGTAACCATCGTTTGCTCTGCCGTCTCCTGAAGGTGCATCGGTATCAACTGAAAACTTTGCAGGCACACGAACGCTACCGCCAATGGCATTACCCAACTGAGAGTACTGTGCAGTTGTGCATAGTCTTCCGTCACAGACAATCCAAGACTCGGGAACGCTCTCTTGCATGAAAGCACCGATAGCACCAACCTTCTGCACATCCTGTATACGAATAAACTCGTCTGGCAAACTTTCCATTGTGCTACCGATGTAGTTAACCACTACTGCACGGGTGCTGTCCAAGCCAATCAACATTGGCTTTACCACGGTCATTTGCTGCTTGCCTCCAAACTCTAGAGGACTTTTAGCAATGAGTTTGCCTTCTTCGCCTGGAAACGGACTCAGGTAATACACACCACCTGGCGTGTATGTCTGTGGTACTGAGTCGGTTCCCGTGAGAAACGAATTCTGATCGTAGTCTAGATCAGTTGTATCGGGGATAGTGATTTCTCCACGAAACACCACGCTGAAGAAATGCCTAGGATCGTTGCATTCTGTTTCTGTTTGGGTTCTGTGATCGAAAGCATACGATGGAATTGCTCTGCGCTGATAGTCAGCGGATGCCAGGGTGTCATCGCTGCCTCTGTAGCCAGTATGACTGATTACACCAATCGCTTCTGCATTAATGGTATCGCTTGCAGATGCCAAGACCCATTCTGTACCATTCCAACGCACAACATCTCCAAACTGGAATGTGTGATCCCGTTGGTAAATCTTGGTGCGTCGGTATGCTCTACCGTCCCAGTATGCTCTATGAAACGCGCTTACACCCATATTGGAAACCTCACTCTATCTATTATGGCCAAGTCGATAGTGCTACGCGCTTCCAACTGTTTGTACCGATGCAGATGTAAAGATGTGTACTGTCTGCTCTGATTTCGCCTGCTACTCCAGTACTTGTGGTAGTGGCAGGAACTGCTGTACTAGGCAATCTCAGCGCGGAGTTTTCCCACATCTGTGTTGTGGCATTCCAATGAAGCACTTGTCTGTCTGTGACCTGATCTACACCTGTGATGGGAGCATCAACATCGCGGAGATCGTCAATACGAAGTACTGGATTCTCTTGGAAGTAGTCTCCATTCACCACGCCCTCGTAGTTGGTGACTAGCAACTGAGAAGCGTTGACTGCCAGAGCAATAGGCTTACGAATGTATCCCACATCAAGTGGTTCGCAATCCACTAGCGTTCCACCTGTGATTGGATTCAAGAAGTATACCGATCCTGGCGTAATTGCTGCTAGACCGCACATTCCTGAGGTCCAATCAATCAGATTGCCAGTTGCAACTAGCCATCCTTCTGAGGAAGGAGAACCACCGCCGATGCTGCAAGCACTTCCTCCACCAGTAACCAGTTGTACGATGATTCCTAGTACTTCTGCGTTGTCTCGGGTATCTGCACTGGCAAGGAAAACCTCTCCAGTAGAGTCAATACCAACAACATCACCAACATCAAAATCTGTGTAGTTTTGAGCGCCTGTTACAGGTACAAAGATTCTGTCTTGCTGAGAATGATCTATTACACCAAACTCATTGCTTATGACAACGCTGTTTGGAGAAGTTCCACCGTTCGCAGAGAACTGCGGCGAGCAAGACAGATTGTGAATGTAGATGCCACCGCATGGAAGAATGCTGAGAGCAGGCACATAACCAGTACTACCGTCTACAACTCCACCTGTAACAAATCCAAAGTTCAACAGTCCGTTGTCAGAAGCGTCTAAGCAATGTGATCCAGTAACAGTAGTTGCGTCTGTAAACTGGTTAAGTCTCCAGTAGTTGTGTGATCCACTAGAATTGTTTGCGTAGTTTGTGCTTGCAGCAATATTCAGAGGAGTCAGAGCATGGTAGTTGCTGTCTATAGTAAGGTTCTGATTCAAAGTCCATGAATCTGTTCCATTCGCCCATAGGATTGTTTTGTCTCCCTCAGAAGACTTCAGGATGATTCCACCGCCGTTTACATCAATATCGGTGCCTGCTTGTCCGCGAATAGCAGTAATAGTAAAGGTTACACCGCTGCGAGTAGTGTATGCCGCTCCCACTTCAAACGGAACATCGTTGAATGCTCGTAGTTTAAGAGTTGCTGTGCTACCAACAATGTTGCTGACCTGTAGTAGCGTTGCGCGAGAATATTCGGTGCCTGTTAGTTCTGGCTGTAGCGAGGTTCCTACATCGTCGTTGTGGATCAGTTGTCCACCGCCATCGGTGTCTGCTGAATTGTATCCAGGACCTCTGTTCAGATAGTCGCCAGTAACAAAGTCATACGCTTCAGTACTGTATGTGGTGTCTCTTGCGTATGTGTTGTATACCGTGTGGTTCTGAACTACCAGTTCGCCGGTTATTCCAAAGTAAGAATTACCAGGCGATGTGCCGTCTGTTTCACTACCGCTGACTTCATAGTAGTACGAGTCTCCATCAGGATCGTGACTCATACCAGTTACTAGATTTGCAGCAGTACCCGACACAAGAGTGATATCAAACTCCATGAATGGAGTTGCGCCCAGTTCAATAGCCTTGTCGTCTATGGTGAGTTTGGTTGCATTGATCTCCATTGCGGGAGATTCAAAGTAAACCTTACCAGTAAAGCGGTGGTCGCCCGCGACCGTAAACGGCAGCAGATTTTCTGCCTTTACCTTGAAGAGACTTGCTGCCGTATTGTCAGGATCAATGCCTCTGCGAGATGGAGTGCCGTCTTCGTTGACGAACCGCTCAAACACAAACAAGTCGGTTTCTTTAACTTGATTCCTAGATTTTCTGTCTTCAAACTGATCTAGTGTACCTGTGACTTCTACTTCAGGTAAACCAAAGATATCAAGTACAATCTTTCCGTCAGCGCAGTCTTGTGGTAGACCTCCGCTTGGTACGGTTGGTGGGAAGATTCTTAGACCAGGACCAACATCCGCTTCAAGATACAGGATTCCATTGGAGTTTGGAATCAGTTCCTTGATGCCTCCAAGTGGCTTTATGTCGTACACGCGCAGAGGATCAACAGCAGCAATGATGTTGTTTGTTGCTGTATACCATTCGTAGAAGGTATCACCAAGAGACAGAGGACTTAGCGGAGTTTGCCACGGTCTTTCTCTTGGACCGCACGCTCCCGTGACTTCGCAATCAAAACCTTCCAATGAACCAACAATGACAATCTTTCCACCAATGATCTCTGTATCAGGATCATCTGTCTTATGACGATAGTACAGAACATCTGGTCCGCAAGCGGGAACACGGAATGCTAGATTCGGACAAGGACTGCATCCACCTCCTCCGCACGGAGAGTTTAGACAACTGCCTACTGCACCAAGTGCTGGCAAATATTCGGCAGAGTATCCAATCGAAGTTGCATCTCTGTAGACTATAGCACCGTCTTCGGGGTCTGAACCTGTAAGCACATATTCAGATTCGCCGTTTGGTGAAGTTGAAATAACGATTGGATACGCTGCGTTAGATGAGTCTTGCTGTCTGAATACAACCCATTGTCCGCGTAACACATAAAGCGTGCTTCCAAATCCACAAGAAATAGTATCTGAAGTGTCGTAGTGATCGCCAGAGATTGGAGCAGGCCATCTGATAAAGAAAGAATCTTCTAGAGTGGTTCCTGAGTTGGATGTGTCTTTGCGAACAAAGACATCAACCAAGAAAGCATTGCCTGTAACATAGTTGTCAAATGTCGCTACTCCTGTCAGACCAGTAGTAGAATCATCACACCTGCAAAGTTGAAGTGGAGCGCCTGGTTCAGGTGTTGGTGTTGGTGGCGGAAACGGAGGTTCGCAGTTTCCTGTTATGTTAATATCTGGGCAGGTTGACATCGGGTATTCCTATGCTATGCGGCTATGAATTAGGATTCTCAAAGATTCGATGGTGAAGGTGTTACTGTTGGAGTTGGTGTCTTTGTCGCCGTAGGTGTTGGAGTCGGAGTCGCAGCAGCAGACTGAGAAACTTCAAATATGCGTGTTGGTGTAGGTGTAACCGAGCGAGTTACTGAAGGAGTTACTGTCTTTGTAGGTGTTGGAGTTACTGTTCTAGTAGGTGTTGGTGTTGGTGAGCAGATTGGATAGCATCCAACCAATCTTGCAACAGTTGCTTCTAGTTCTGCTACTCTTGCCGTGAGATTTTCTATGGTGTCTACAGATAGTCTACTTGATGTCTTTGCTGCTCGTTTCGCTGCAATGGCAGCGACTGTTGCAGTATCTGGCACACTCTGTAATCCAGTACCAGTATCCAATCTTACAAAACCGCTCTCTTCGGCAACTGCTAGTGTTGCTTGAGTGGCATTTGATGCCGATGCAATGTGATCGCTTACTGTTACTACTGAACCAGTTTCATCTGATACAGCAACTACCACGGAAACAGTAGCGGTAGACTCCACGCCAAGAGTGGTTGTGGTGGTTTGTTGGGTTAGTTTTGGGTTTGTCGATGCTGCCATGTGTTACACCACCCCTATTACTCTTAGGTCTTTAACTTTCGGAACAACAGTACCTGTGTTGCTGTACAGCACAATCTTGATGGCATATCTAGCAAACGGTGTGGCAAACTGCTGATACAACTTGGTGTATCCTGTAGACGGAACCGTGGACGGTGCGCCTGGATAGTAAACTTCTGGCAAACTGAACGAATATTCTGAGAATGTAACCTCGTCTGTTGCGGTTTGGTTCACTTGCAGGGGATTCATTTCCATCTTCATCCAGTTCAAGTCATCAAACGGAACATCCGAGTCTGGTGTTTGAATCTTTGCCCATACTTCAACTTTGGTTTTCACAATACCACCGTCTACGCCAACAATCTCGTAGTTTGGAAGATTGGCACTCAAATACACCTTTAGATCATCACATTCCAATCCGCTGTTCAGATCGACTCTACGAGAAATGTAACGGCTAACGGGTCGCGCAGGATCGTCTACTTCGTACAGCGGTCGCGCAGAGAACTCTTCTGTGTAGTTGTCGGTGGCGTCAGGATCACCAATCAGGTTGTCAATGCAGATCATGCTCAACCGCTCGCTGTCAACGCAGGGAGAAAGGGTAGCATCGGTGTTGGTGAACTCCATTACAAGTTTACTGTTGGCGCCCATAGTTACTGCTCTAGGTCTAAACGAGAAGTTTTCGTTTAGAGGAACGACTATTTCTGCCGATGTTGCTGTTTCTTTCACATACGCTGTAACTGTTCCTGTTTCAAACTTCAGCAACTGTGCTATGATCTTTGCGTTATCTGTCTCGAAGGTTTCTCCTGTTGCGAATCCTTCCACACCTGACACGGGATTGAACACGATTTGCAGAGGCTCCGTTGTTGTCTTGAACACGCAAGTATTCAAAGCAAACATCAGGTCTGCATTCTGATCTGCACTCCATGTGCTTGCGTTCTGTGACTTGAAGAACACACCTGCATACGGTTGCTGCGTGATTCTTGCTCCACCAGCACCCAATGCAGTTTCTCCCATTTCTGCAATGTAGCATTCATACTCGTTGCTGTTGCTCATTACCACAATCGAATACTCGCCTGGAATCAAGTACACAGGTGAAGAGAACTTGAATCTAGTGTATGTTGCCTGATTGTTGATATTGGGAGCGTCTGATCCATCAGATGCCAATGCTTCTGTTATGCTGACATCCTCTGCATTCATCAATACCTCTGCAAAGGGAAGTATCGCAGACGAGTGCGGATAGCCATTAACCGTTGGTCTGATTTGAACACGAACTGGCGGAGCAGATTCTCCAGTTGGCTTGTTCTTGAAGAACAAATCAACGCTGTGCAACCATACTCCGTTTGGATTCTTAGCAACATCTACCAAGAAGGTCTGTGCTAGTGGGTCTGCCCAACGGATGCTGCTAGTCGAATCTGTCTGAACTCTAGTAACCACATCTCTTACTACACGATCTTCTGTCACAGTCTGTCGCGTGATCTTTGGAACGCGAGTAGAGACTATGGTATTTTCCTTAGTCTGTAGCAGTCCTTGAGCAAAGTAACTTGCATCTCCCGATGTATTGCTCTTTGAAAGATCGTTGGTTGGATCGTCTGTTAGTCTGAACTGTCTTTCGCCAGTCTTGAACACTCCGCCAGGCAGTCTAAACTCAATCTCTATTTCACCAGCCGAGTTGGTTCTAATAGGATTTGATGGAGTAATTGCGTTACCAACAGAGTCGTAGCAATACTTGTTTACTAGGGTGTTATCAAAGAAAGCATAGAGAACTGTGTTTGGTTTCAGTCCCTTACCGACGATAGTGATGGTTCTTTCTCGGATGAAAGGTATCACACTAACATCGACAATTCTATCTCCAAGTTCTTTGGTAACGCGCTGCGGTGTAATGGTTAACTTTACACCCTCTCTAGTTTGCTTTCTGTCGATTGTTTCTGTTACTAGACTTGTGCGGGTAGTGGTTGTTTCTCTTCTTCTACGCATCACTCTATCCGGCGCGCGTCGAGAGTGAGGAGCATCCAAGAATCTACTGCTTGTCTTTTCTGCAAGCGTTTCTGTAGTTGAAGCGCGAACACCAGACCATGTGGTTTCCCAATCATTCCATTGGGTTCCAAATGCATTTTGCATTCCTAACCATGCGTCATTTTCGCCTTCTAGATTGATGTTCACCGCAGGACGAGTATTTGTGTCTACCCAAGTATCGCTACTTGGAGCAAGGTTTACAGTTCCTAGCCAACTAACCACATCGAACGGATTTACGCTGATTGCTCTGCTTGCCAGCGGTTGTACAATGTAGCGATTTGGAGCAGAATCATCGTAAGCCAGGGTAACTACACCATCGGGTGAAACGCTAAAGTTTGTGTTACCTGTTAGATTGGGAACGAAAGCAACATTCTTGGTTGCAAATCGTGGGCGAAGATGCCCATTTGCAAAATCCATAGAGCATGAGTAATACGGACTGAATACATTGCCAACTCCGTGTCCCTTAAAGTTGTCAACGAAGATTCCATTCTTGATTCTCTCTGCTCCTCCAAGAGCAGGATCAGGAATAGAAAGTTCTGCTGCTTCTTTCTCTAGCAAAGTGAGTGTGGTGTAGTACTCTACCCGTTCGATACGCTTTTCTAGTTTGGCGATATCGCTCATGGTGTATCGCTTGTTGTCAATGTAATCCACCGTTACATCTTCTGGACCAAAGGTGTACTGAGGAAGCAAAATGTTGTAGAGAGACATTGACTCAGGAACATCCTTTGGAGACTCAGGGCGAATGCTCGGAATACCCGAAACAATATCGAATGTTCTGTTCTTGAGCAGAACCAGTTTGTCTCTTCTAGAAGTATAGAACTGATATGTTATGGTTGGTCGTATTCCACTTGCTCCCAATCTAGGCAGAATGGTTGCAGAGTCTCCGCGTTGAGCAGCAGGAACCATGTTTCCGTTACTTTCTGCAATCAGCGAGTTGTCTCGGAATGGGCAGTCTGTATCCAATGCGTGTGGTCTGTTTGTTGTGCCTGGAATTGTAGGATCAACGGTTTCGACCGACTCAGCAATAGCATACGCAACTCTGGCTGGAGTGCAGTTTTCTCTAGAAGGTCTGTAGTCGATGCAGTTTCTTAGTTCGTATGTTGAACCGTAAACTGGACTAGTATACAGCGGAATGTCTTCGTACTCGTTAAAGAACGGATGATGGTCTTCGTGAGTGTATGAGTTTATCGTGAATGGTCCGCTTCCGCTGTGCTTGAAGAACTTGAAGCGCACAAACAGAGTGTAATCAACAAATCCGCCAGAGTTTCTAAAGAGATTTGGTAGTTCTGTCTTTAGTTTTCTGAGTGTTGCTTTGCTTATTACTATCTTTCCGTGGTCATAGAAGTTGTCGGTTGCCCCACTTATAGACTCGAAGTATGCCGTGATGTCTCGCTTTCCGTTGTGAACCATACCAGTAGTATCGTTCACCGTGTTGTCCCAAGCAAGAACCTCATCAACCGAGATGATATCTGAGAATCCTAGACTAGTGATATACTGTTCTGGCAAAGAACTACCGTTGAAACCATTCTGATTATTGGTGTCATCGTCGTCGCCTGTCCAATCGTTCCAAACATTAGTTCCTTCCGAGAATCCGTCTTCTACATTGAAAGGATCGAACGAGGTGCTGTTGTTTTGAGCAAACAGTCCGTCCCAGTTTTGTAGTGGAACGCGGAAGTATCCGTCCGAGTCAAAGTACTTTTCCCATTCTTCCTTGTACTGATATTCGTTTACTGTAGTTGCCGTTTTCTTTCTGAAGTTTGTAGTTGTTACTCCAGTTCCAACGCTCTGGCAGCGCACGGGTGCCTCTAGGCTGAATGTTCCTGTGGGCGCTGCACCCTGATAGATCACATACATGGTCTTTCCATCTGAACTGGTTGCTGCCTGTATATCAGACGGTGGAATGTACTGGTTTGTGTTTGTGTTAAAGATCAGCAGATCGTTTAGCGTATCGACGCTTACATCGTAGTAGGTGCCTGCACCCAATGCGGTGGACAGTTGCGAACTAAGACTAGTTGTGGTTCCACGGTTGAAGGTATACAGCGTTTTGTTTTCGCTTGCTGTGTTTGTGGATTGAGCATTTGCCACAACACCAGGCAGCGTAGTGGTATTGCAGAGAACTACAAGAGTACCGTAGTTCTTCCATGTAAGGCCTGGTGTATTGATTGCTGCTGTTCCATCTCCTGCAATGCTCAGGGTGTTTGCAAATGTTTTCTTGCAGTCGTACTGCGTTGTTGCAAAGGCATCAATGCCCTTAACCGAGCATAGTGTTGGTAGATCAAACAAGGCGATATTTGCTTTGGGAGCAAACAGAATCGTATCGTAGTAGTAGATTGGTGTTTCTGAAGGTGGTTGGTTTGTTACTGGATCAATCACCTCGTACTTGATGGTTCCTCCAGTTCCTGCAGGACCGCCAGTCAGAGAGATATTGAAGAGTTCAATAGACCCTCCCATTTCATCTCCAGTAATTACCGTGTCTTCTACATTTGCATAGCGATAGCGGATTTGGTCAAAGTCTGTGAAGTATCTGCCTGGAATCACATCAACATCGCACAGGAACACATTAATATTGTCAGACTCTCCTGTATTTGTAACTCCTCGTACTCTTGCAGTACCGATCAATACATTTCCAGGACCAGTAATAGGATCGTTTGGTTCCAATCCGTCTGGGCGCAAGGTGTTCCACAACTCAACCTTTGGTAGAGAACTCCACGAAGGCAGCACCAAACTATCGGGGCCTGTAACATCTCCCGTGATTGGCGCTTGGCAAATCACATAGTTTCCTATTGCGAATTGAACAGTTTCACCAACAGAAGACTCTGTATCTCTTGCCTTGTCTACGGTCAGATACTTTGTGTTCTGATTGTCAAACTCGTATCCGTAGATGTAGGCCTTTCCAGTACCAACACCGATGGAGAGTTTGCTCTTGGCATCATTAACTGCCGCTCGTATCTCTTCAGAGGTTGGGTCTTGCTGCGGATTTGCACTAGCCCACTCGGGATGGAGTCTTCCCAATGAGTACTTTCCTGCAAATCTGCTGTCTGTGTAGGTTCCAACATGAGGAAACTGGGTCTTGTACAGTACTTTACTGCCTCCCTGTTGAGGCAATACTGTTCTAGGAGTCGATCCTTCAGTTGGAGTTATTACTGTATACAGAGATGGCTCTACATCTTCAACTGTCGGAATTTCTGAGGTGTAGAACGCGAGGCCTCCGCTTTGTGAAACCGATTCTGATACGATGATATCGCCCTCTGCGGGAGTTCCCCAAAGAACATACAGCAAGGTTGTCCCGTAACCTTCTTCCTTGAAATCAATTTCACCTTGTCTTGCCAAGAAAGCGTCTGAGTCAGAAACAATACCCTTCCACGCCAATGCCCCGCCGCGGTATCCGTACACACTCAAATCCTGTGCATACGAATTCTGTGAACCTGCTCCGCCTGGAGAAGAAACTGTATACTGAACCGTATCAATTCCAACATACTGCTTGTAGATTGAGAACGGAGTTTCTTGCTGATTTACAGTCAATAGTTTGTCGGGATTCAGTCTTAGGATACAAACCTTTTCATCGTTGAAATACTCTTGAATATCGACTTCAAATGGCTTAACTGTGTACGATCCTGATTCGTCGTAGGTTCTTCTAGCAAGAGTTTCTTCCAACTCGCTATAGACGGGATACTTCACAGAATAGCGAACGACTCCATCGACAACTCGTGTTAGTTCGATGAAGTTTTCTGTCTTGTACTGGTCAGAGTCTGACAAAGAATCAAGATTGGTAAACGGAATCTGATCCAGTATCAGATCAACTTTGTAGCGATCTGCGCCTGGTGCAGCGTAGTTGTACGATCCGTATGCAGGATCAAGAAGAGTTTTGTCGTCGTCTGCATTGATTACTTCGCGGTTAATGGTAAAGCCAACACGGACAGACGGATACTGGAACAGTCTTACACCAGTAAGAGCATTCAGCACCGTTGAATCTGATCCAGTTACAAATGTCCATCCGATGCTGTTTGAATCTGGTCCTGGAGCAGAAGACCATTCTGCCTCGACAGCATCAGTTCCTTGCCAGTCTCCACCAAACACAGTACTTCCAAGTCTTGCTGACCTGTATAGTGCTTTGGTTTGAGAACTTGCTAGAACAAAAGCACCGTCCACATAGTAGATACCATCTCTGTTGGAAATGAGTTGTGCTTTTCCAAATGTTGCTATTGCTCTTTCTACTTCTGCTTCTGTGCCTTCTCCATCAACATCTTCTCCGAAGTTCTTGATGCGGCAGCGAATGTCCGTAGCAACCTCTTGGTTGGAGTCGTCCACCACAGAGTACACGGTAAGCACTTTGCCAGCGCCTGTTACCAGTTCGTATAGGTCTTGTAGTGTGGAAACATTTTGCAATTCACCTGTTGATGGGTTTATCACGGTTGCAGTATTCAGATACTCAACAAACAGCACATGGTAGTTGTCGGGATACAGACCGTCATTGGTTCCGTCTGCGTCTAGGTCCGTGTTTGCAGCGATTGATGCTTCAGCGTGCAACACCTTCATTTTGAGTTGTGGGGAACCGCTTACTCCACCAGTATTGGCAATAACCTTTCCAATAAACTTGGTAGGATCGACTGCAACCTGATCCGTGGTTTCCGTTCCAGTAATGGTTGTGTACACGCGAATAAAGTTTGAGTCGATCAGAGCCAACTGACCGTCAACAACAGGACTTCCATCCTTAAACACATGATTGGCAAATCTACTGATTTGCTTCTGTAGAACCGTTTGCAGTTGAGTCAGTTCTCTTGCCTGTAGAGCGTATCCAGGCTTGAACAGCATCTTGATGAACTTCTTTGCATCTGAGTAGTCATCGTAATACGGAAAGCCTGCAAATTGTGTTGGATCTATTTCTGCCATTCTTAGTCCTTTAGAACCTTAGAATCAACTTGAATTCCTCAAGTCGCTCAGGATTACGGATAATTGCCCTTGTGTTGTCTATGTATACCACTTCTCCGCTGCCTATTTTGAGATCAGGCTTGGTAACATCGGGAGTTGGTGAAGCGTAATCGGGGTTCTCTGCAACCTCAAACAAAAACTGCGGTTGTCCGTTTTCATCGCTTCCAAATCCAATCAGAATGCCTTGTTTAGTGGATTGGTCAAACAGAGGGAATGTGCGATTCCATCCACGGGCGGAAGTGAGTTCCAAATACACTTCTTGGGTTCCTCCGCCTTCTTGTACTGTGTAGTTAACCACAGAAGCAGTACCAATATCCGAGTATTCTGCGTTTGTTGCTCCAGCCGTTCCTGTTACCAGTTGCAGGATGCGAAGAGTGCTGTCTAGAGACAGATACGACACGCTATTTTCATCAAACAGGGATGGATTGCTGTCTATGCCTACGGTGTTCACGCGGAAAGTTTGGTTGTATGTGGTTCTGTTTACTGTTTCTCTCTGAGGATCGCCAGAAACTACTCCAACATTGAGTTCTCTTACTCCAGTTGAACTTACATTGGAGTCTGTTAGCAATCCCGAATATCCGTTTGCTGTTCCTACCTGAATCACTCTTTCACCTGGCACAAAGTTTCCATCGGAATCAATGGTTGCTCCACGGAATCTTCCGTTAACATCACTCAGAATCAGATATCCGTCTATACCAAGCGGACCAACTTCCCATCCAATTATTCTGGCAGTTGCCAACGATTCCACACCAACGATGAACTTGCCAGCGTCGAATGTTTCGTCGGTATACCCCAATGTTGGTACAAAGTTGTCGTCTTCTTGGAACCAGTTGTACTGTGGTCCAATATACTGACCGTTTGCGTCCAATCCAGAGATTGCCTTGGTGGAATCGTTGATAAACACAGAATCGTCTATGGGTTCTAGGTACAGATAGCCAGTTGGATCGCCTCCAGTTACTGAATCACAGCATTCTCCCTGCGATACGGATACTGGAGGTAGCCATCGCACAACAATACCCTTTGCTCCACCAACCTGACTAACCAGTTGTCCTGGCTTGAAGTCTCCACCTATTGCTGTATAGGTGTGTCTGTCTGCAACAGCAGAAGATGAGAACTTGATCTTTACCACAATGACTTCTGGCTTAGAAATTCTCAAACGGTATCCGTCAATATCAGCAGTTCCTGCGAGTTGTCCCACAAGATCGCCTCTGCCTATTAGTGGATTTCTGATAAGGCCAAACTGCCTAAAGTTGTTAATGCTTGGCAAATCGCCTGCGATTCCTGCCCGTGTTGAACAGAAAATCATCAACTCGCTGTTGCCTAGTTCAGTTACTGCATTCGATCCATGTCCACCAGGCGGGGAAATTACAGCACGCACAACTGGTCTTCTCACCGCAGGTCCTACTCGAATCGTAGCGTTTGTGTAGTTTTTGCCACCACGAAGTATCTGAATGTCTTCTATCTGATAGGTGACATCGCAATTAGCACCAGTTACCTCTTCCATTTTGCATAGTAGTTGACAACCAGTTCCATCTCCGTACACCTTTGCTGTTGGCAGCAACTGGAATCCTGTTCTACTCACACCAGACGCTTCTTCAGAAACAGAAGATATTGGGCGTATCAGAGGATCTTTTAGAGTCAGTTTTAGCAAACCTCCGACGAATTCCGAACCAAGTATCTCACATATTTGTCCTGCACCCATACCTTCCGAGAAATAGATGCTGTAACCAACCAACGAGTTTGCTTGACTGATGCGAAGGCCTGCGGGATTGATAAGCACTTCGGTTGCTCCAATGTAGGCAGGAGCAGACACATATTGGTTCAGAGCAATGCTAGTGAACGGGAAACTGTCTCCAAGAGACTCTAGAATTACATTCTCTATGCTACCAGGCACAGCAGAGTTCTGTACAGCAAGTTGTAAAGACCGCACATTGGAAGTTCCACCGCTGAAGCCAAATCCCTCTTCTACAAACTCTACTGGAATCTTGGTATCGGTTGCAAACTTGTAATACAGATCATCAGGAATCTGATACATGAACTTCCAACGGTATCCGTCAGAAGTGCAAAAGGTGCTTGTTGAAGTGGATGTTGGTTGAACGGTCGATGGTGAGTCGTTTCCGTTCGAGATACACTTGTAAACTTTGTTTTCTGATGTACACACATAGAACTGCTTGGGACTAAATGGATTTGCCAAGTTTATTGAGTCGTCATACTGGGTGTATACGACACCGCTTTGCCATTGATTTCTTGGAATAACCAAGCAAACATCCGATCTACCGATACGAATGCATCCCATCATGTCCAACCAGGCGTCCAAGTCGCTTCTAACGCAGTCCACCACCAAGTTTGGTCTATTCTCGTTTTCCCACTCTGTATTCTTTCCAAAGAACAAGAAGTAGCGAGATGGTGATAGGGCGTCAAAGTCATCAAGAAGACTTTGAGCCATGGTTGATCTGAATGCGTTTCTGATGCGTGTATCGAATGCCATCTAGTTCTGCCCTCTGTGTATCTATGCTCTATTGCGTTGTGGTTGATGTCGAAGCACCAGTTTGGCCAGGAGCATTGTTTGTTTCGGCATCACCTGCTGTTGGCCCTCCTAACGGAATAACATCTCTAGGCACTCCGCTAGGACTTGCGTACTGCGCTTCCTCTGGCACAAAGTCATCTGCCTCAAAACCATCAAACTTGTTAATGTCTGGAGTAAATGTGTGGAAATAGCGGCCGTCTTCCATGTGGAAGAAGTCGTTCAGCACTATACATCCGAAGCGTGTAAAGGCAGGAACTAGAGTACCGTTGCTGTTGTAGCATCCTGATAGCGGGATGTTTGTGTATCCTCTGCTGTTTGGATGGCTATAGATTATCCAGTACGGTGCGCTCAAGCAGCAACCAGGACCAGTTCCTGTGCATCCTTCCCAAACCTCGTGTTTTGCCTGCAACTCTTCTGTTCCTGTACACCCACCAGTAATATTGTTGGTGAAGATTTGCTCTTCATCTGTCAGGTTATGATCTTGCGGCAAGCACCATATATTGTGTACGCCTTGAATCAGACCTTCCGATAGAGGATTGCCAGCAGGGTCATGTGGAACTTGTCCCCATTCAATTGCAGGTCCGATACTCGGATTGTATCCTTCGGGATACAAGTCTATTCCTGCACTATTGTTTCTCAAGTTCTCGTAGGTCTTTACTCGGTAAGGAGTGTAGTGACCAATGATGGGGTCTTCGTATGTTAGTACGAAGGTTCTGTCGTCTACTCTGTATCCCGAAATTCTGTACAGGTACTGCTGTGCAAACACGGCCATTCCTGCGGGGTGGATGAGTTTCTTGATGGTTTCTACCCATCTATCAAATGACTCTTCTGTTTTAACAACATACGAAAAGTCCTGATAGAAATAGTTGTCTTGCAGTTTCTTTTTGGATGACGGATGCCCGTCATCGTTCACATAGTATCCGTAGTCTGTAAGAACTGCTCCGAATACGGGAGTAACCCGTAGTCCTCTTCCGATTTCTGAGCGCACTACTGCTTTCCAATCTGATGGATTGTAGTTGACTCCTGTATCAAGCACTCTGAATTTTCTAGCAGGTCCTCGAGCGTCGCTTTCTCCAGTTTTGCTGAAGAATGGACTGTTGATGTAGTCGATCTCTGCAATTTCTGCCTTGGCACCTCCACCTTCGGCGAATCCATACGCCTTGGTAGGAACAAGTGTCACGGAATCACCTATGCGATACAGGTTCCATCTCTGCGGGAATGTGGTTTCTCCAGTATCGCAGATTTCAAATCCAGTTAGGATGGTGTAGATGGTTTCTATTACGCTTTCGTAGCCAGATACTTGTATATCTGCTTGTTCATTTGCAGCAAACGAACCAAACAGACCTTGTAAAACGAGTTCTGTTACTTCGTAGCCGTTTTGCGTGTATTGGATGATGTCTTTGATTGTGGCATACGCACGAAGTTTTCCAGCACTATCTCTTTGCGAAATAGTACCTCCGTTGTACTGAAACAACTTTCTGCCGTTTCTAGATGTCACTTTCATCTTGTAGAGCGTGTTCCACTTTCCGTCAGAGAGTCTGAGGATATCTGTCTTTGGATAGTAGATTTCTGCGTAAGTGTTGTACAAGATCGTGAACAGGAACTTGTAAGCCTTTTCTGTTCCTTTGGCCTTGTAAAACGAACGAATGTGCTTCATCAGTTTTCGTTCGTCAAGTACAGCACCAGTTGTTTGATCGAATGCCAGTTCTTTTGGAAAGTTCTTCAGATACTCTTCTCTGAAAAGAGACACAAACGAACTTAGGCTGTTGTCAATGTCTCTTTGATCCAACAAGGTAAGAGGAGACAGTCTACGGCCTTCTTCCTGTGTCTGCAACCATTCAAAGTACGCTTCCATGAATGCAACAAACATCGGGTGATCCGATGCAACAAACTCTGGAACTTGTCCCGAAACAAAGTGTTTCAGTACGCTATCGTAGCCTTGCATTAGTTACCTCAACAGTTGTTTTTCTTTGCCGGTTGAGCAATGTTGTTCGTTTGTGATGCTACTGGGGTAGATGTTGTGGTTGTCTGCGATGGTGTGATCTTCGGAGGATTCTTAGCAACAGCAGGAGACTTCAATGCGTTTGTAGATGTCTGCACATCTACAGTATTTGCCGTTGGGTCTTCTGTGTTTGTCGTGAACAATTGATTCTTACTAGCGGCCAACTCTCCGTAATTCGATGGTTGTCCGAAAATCTTGAACAGGGGATTTTCGCCAGCAAGACCTGAAATGTTGAAGTTTGGAAGATCAACTTGACCACTACTGTAGTTTACTTTGCCTGCATTCTTCTTAAGAACTCTAGTCTTTTGAGTAGTTGTCGTTCCTCCCGATGTATTTGGTAGAGATTCGTATGTTACTACGCTTACTCCTCCAACCTTATCGTCAACAAGATACGCTACCGAATACGGAGAATCAAAGTTGACTTTGGCTGGATCAAAATGCAAGAATGCATTGGTACTCAATGTGCCTGGTTGCAGGGGGTTTGAAAATGCTACTGTGTAGTTACTGTCTGTTCCGTATACAGGATTGACCTGCTTTTCTAGAGTTACAAGAACGCTACTTCCTTGAATGCTAGGATCAGTTGCGTCTATAACAGAAGTCAGTCTCGACAGCAGTAGATTTCCTCCGAACTTTCCTAGATTCTGTGTTACATACGATTCGATTACGCTCTTCACCAACTGCTTAATCTCCGTTATGGATTTGGCAGTTTTTGCTGTGTTCATCTTTAGTGTGGTTTGGAATCTGAGATAGGTGTAATCGGGATCGACTATCTCGGGTATAACACCAACCACATTGTACTTTTTCAGAATACCGCTCTTGATTGCTTCTTTTTCTTGATTGGTTAGTGTTGTTCCCTTGACAGGCTTTATGGAAACAAACACTCTTCCGTATACTGGTGGTGTGTTGTCCTCTCCACCCCAAACATAGATGGACTCTGCAAACGGATAGTCTTTTGCAAGTGTAAAGGCGTAGTCTTCTACTGTTACTGCTCTGTCTTGTGCCTGGAATCCTCTAGGTGCGTAGTACTTGATAGACTGCACGGACTCTCTAGTTGCTCCACCCAAAGCAGGAGAAACTACTACAGTTTCGGTACTAGCAGGGAAAGATGCCCCTTCCAATACAAACGCTCGTAGGTTCTCTGTTTCGTTTGCACCGATATCGTTTGCCTCTGCGGGATTGTTGGAAGTCACCAAGTACTCTAGAATAACAACATTGCCGTTTTTCAAACCCTTGCCTACGATATCATCTCCAAAGTAGATTTCAAACTTTCGGTTTTCGGTTTCTTGTACGAAGTAAACCTTGCTATCCGATCCTAACTGTAGAGGATCAGTAACCAAGGTCCAATACTCGTCGTATCCTGATATATCGGTGGTTGCAGCCTGAACTCTAACTTTCAGCGTACTGATATCAACATTTTCCTGTGGTATTACAAACTTCTGTGCAGGTTTGTTTGTTCGATCAACGATGAAAGTAGATACTGTTGCTCTTCCTTCTATGACCTCTAGTTCAGGAATCCAATAGGATGTGGTGATGCCGTTGACATCGTATTCCTTTGGTTCAAGTTTGTACATTTGAGTGGTTAGAAAGTTGTATGTGTTTGCTCCAGTTCCTGCGTTTGCCGAAAACACAGAGTACTTTGGAAGAAACTCATCGTCTACACTACCGTCTGCATTTGCAGGAACAGTCACCGACAGTATTGCTCTTGCACCTCGGTTGGAAGTGGGAGTGTACCCAAGCAGTTTTGCATGAGAAACCACAGAGTCTCTGACTGTAGCACTATCCAAGAACATTTCATTGGCAACCATGTTGCTGTAGTAGTTAATGTAATGGGTGTTGTAGGCCAAAAGATCTAGCAGTATTCCCAATCCCGATCCTTCAAAGTTGTAGTCCTTGAATTTGTCTTGGGAACTGAGAAAGTCTTTGAGTCTAGATTTGATCTCATAGAACTCTAGACCGTCAACTGCTATTTTGTAACTCGGGTCTGCCATTAGCGAAGCCTCTCTAGGTAAAACTGAAACTCAGAAACCTTTGGTTTGTTCTTGATCTGAAATCTGATCGTAACATCAAACCTGTTGTAGTCAGGATTGCCAATAACAACCACATCATTTAGAGTTACACGAGGCTCAAACGAAGTAACGGTGTCTCGTATTCCCTTTTCGATTCTTGCTTCCGTTAGCGGAGTAAAGTTCTCAAAAAGGTGAGAAGTGATATTGCTTTGTATGCCTGGTTGAAACGGACGCTCGTATTTATTGGTAAGCAGCAAATTCTTCAAAGAGCGTTTTATCGCCGATTCGTCCAGTACTGTGTTTATGTCTTTGGTCACAGGATTCATGGCAAAATTCAGATCAATGTCTGTGAACTGATTTTTTGGTGCTGTTGCCATTATTGCCCTCCTGTTCCTGTCTATGTAGCATCAAATAGCCATGTTATACAGAAACTTCTGGCGTGTCACCCTCATCTAGAGGATTGTACCATTCGGAGTCACTAGGAATCACACCGTCTGGACCTCCGAGCGAATCCTCGCTGAAGTAACCTCCATCCACGCCACCAGTAATAGGTGTTGGTCCTGGGCCTGGAGTTGGGGTTGGGAGTACTGCAATTCTATAACCCAAATAGTATGTTCTGCTTTCTAGCAGAGCAAGTCTTTCTTGAATCAGCGCGGCGGTCTGTGAGTCTACTGGCGGTGCTTCTCCAGTTATGACGCCTTCTAGAACAAGTTCATCTGAAACTGGTTCATAGAATACCTCTTTATCCACTTCCTCTTGCTTGGCTCTCTTTATTCTCTTATCTTTGCCAGTTTCATTAACTCCTGCACGGGCCTGTGCTGCTGTGTCCTCTGTTGCTGCGGCAGCGGCCGCTTGCTTTTTGTCCTCTTTGTCCTTTTCTAGTCTGATCTGCGATATGGACTCTCTGAGACTTTCACCACCTGTGAACTCTTCCATCATTGCTCGCATGATGCAGTTTCCTCTACCGTCACCTCTTGCTATTGCTGCTAGGAATTGTCCGAGAGTAAACTTGGATATGTACGCTTGTGCCAGATTGAATCTAGACAGATCAAGCGACACAAGGTAGTTCAAGTACTCAAAGAAACTGGCAAGTACTCCAAACATCTCGTTTAGTTTGTTGAAAAAGTCATCAAGACTTCGCCCACCGAGAATGCCATTGAGTGCGTCCAAGTTCAATGGTAAGAGACTAGCAATGAGAGATAGCAAGTCTCTTAGTATTCTTCCTATGGAGTCTGGCTCACACAGTAGTTTTTTCATCTGATCTATGATTACTGGTCCCTGAATCGTAGAGTTAAAGAATCCAGTAAAGTTGTCCTGATCCTTACCTTCCATTTGCTGTTTTGCAGAATCGTATGCGCTTGCCGTGCCCATAGTTCTCATAAAGGTATTGGGATCACCCACACCGCTCTGCTGATCGGTGTGGTTTTTGAATTGGGTAATGCTACCTTGTTGTGTTGTTAGATTGTCTGTTAGGGTTGGAGAAGTACCCAACGCTGCCTCTGGACCAAACTGTAGTGTTCGTAGTCGAGTCAGCAGATCAGAACCGTCTGCACCTAATCCGGCCAGTCTTCCGTAGAAATACTGTTGTTCAGGAGTAACTTCCTCTTGAGGATTGTTTGGATTGGTTGTAGATGTTCCATCGTACCACCACGGGGGAATTTGACTTACGAGGCCCTTTAGTTCGTCAGAACACAGTAACCATTGTAGGATTCCTAGCGCAGAGGCATTCTCGAAAATGTCCCCTCGCATAATCTTGTCTATCAAAGCCTTAACTGCATTGGATAGTCTATCTGCATTGTTGGTGCATTTTCCAATTGCTTTCTTGGTTAAGTCTTGTGTTCTTTCTATAGACATTTGCTTATCCTGCTACCACATTTGCACTTCCTGTTTGGTTTCTAGAACCACATGATACAGAGTCTCCTATTCTGGCTATAGGTAGACCGTTTGCAAACACAGTACCTGAACCGCTATCTTGCACGGCGCCATGACATCCATTACTAGGACAGCAATGTGTTTGCCATGGATCGCCCACGCGGTGTACTCCCAATCCATTAACCAAGACATTTCCAGACGCACCAGCGTTTGGTCTAGAACCAAAACAACCGTGCCCCGTGCATAAGTCTCCGAGTCTGTGTACTGGTAGTCCCATGTTAGTTCAACTGGATGGTTGCACCGCGTATGATTGTGTCTGCTTTGCTTGTGAAACGATGGAACTGGCCAGACTGCAACGCGGTATGCAATCCTACAGTCATGTCTCTGAATCCTCCGCAGGACTCTAGAATATTCTTGCTTGCTTCCAGTATGTAACTCTTGTTGGTCTTGATGTGAGTGTCTTGACCCGAGTGAGAAAATCGTTTCTTGCCGATTCTTTCTGTCATGTTACCCGTTACATCAAGCGTATAGTTTCCGTTCACATAGGCATTGTAGTCTCCGTCGTGCAAGGTAAGGTTTACACTACCTTGCATGACTTCAACATTTACATTTGCTCCCTGTCCAACCTGTACATCAAAGTTCTTGCCACTTTCCTGATCCGTATTCTGAAGAATGCGTAGAGCCTTGTCAACGGTGATGTAAGCATTCCCGTCAATCTGAACATGATTGTCTTTCAGGATGACGGTATAGTTGTCTTTAACAATCCGCTCTACCTTGCTTCCGTCAGGAAACACTTCGTAGTTGGTTCCACTACGGTGGTACTCTGATATGCGCTCTGCCCCAGGCGTATCATCTACTTCCCATGTGTGTCCTGATTCAGACTCACGGACATGGTTGTAGGGATATCGTGCATCGTAATCAGATTCTCTTTCATCCCATACTGGACCATCAGAACCTTGAGTTCTTACCGATCCACCTTCACATGGTGGTGCAGACGGCACAGATTTGTTTCTGTCTGCTGCTAATGCAGTCTTTACTTGCTTCTTTGCGTTTCTGCGCTTTAGACCTATGATGGTTTCGTCTATCTTGCAGTTACGAGCAAGTCTATTGGTGTCTGCTTCATTGAGTTCAGACCTGTGTGGACCACCACCGATATGCTTTGGATAACTCTTGCCTGTTTCTTCGTTCTGAAGAATTGCTCCAGTTCCGTCTTCGGGATACACTTGAACGATAAACTCGTCTTTGGGAGCGCACGACAACTCATCCGTGGTTCGTGGATCGTTAAAGCCTTTACGGTTGTTTGCTTTGTCTTCGGGTATTCCACCAATGCTGCCAATTATTACAGGTTCCTGAGCGTTCGCGCCGTCTCTGAAAAATCCAATCACCCACGATCCAGGCACCAATCCTGTTGGAGAGTGTCCTATTCCGCTGATTGCTGCACTTGTAATGGGTTGAACTGGAAATGCCCACGGTAGACTATCGGTTGGAATCTGCTTTTTGTCGTCTGTGTGGAAACCGAGGATGCGAACCCTGCATCTTCCAAGTTTCAGAGGGTCGTTATTGTCCTCTACAACTCCCTGCCACCATATGAAGGAATGGCCTAAAAAGTCACGATGCAGAATATCCATTACGGTTTACTCCTAGGCATACCCTTCTTGATGTAACTCATTTCACCTGTAGCGGGATTGTGTACAATGATATGCCTACCTGGCGTCTTGTACGAATAGTCTCGGATTGCACTTCCGATTGGACTGTCTGTATCGACAAATCGCTTCCAACGCTGATGTGGTGTTTTCGCTCCACGGATGCACTTATGGAATGTGTCTCCGTCTACATCAAAGACTGCACACCCTGCAAATGTACCGCGCACAACAGTTGGGCCTTCTGGCTGAATGCCTTGAATGTTGTCTGATCCGATGCTATTTACTGGAGTTTGTTCACTCATAATGGCGCCTCTGATTTATGTAGATTGTGTGCTTCTGAGAACCTTTACTATTTGCTGATTCAGGGGTATACCGATCAGATCAACTTCGGGAATGGATTTGGGTAAACTCTCCAAGTACACCATGAAGGTCTTGATATCGGGGTGAAGATCGGGTTCCACTTTGAAAAACAGGAGCCTAGCGGCTCCTACTGTTCCAAACACATTCTTGAGTATGATAAAGTGATTCAGTAGTAGTTGTTCTCGTATTTCGCCGGTTTTCTTGTATCTCCTGAGCAACCGCTTAATGTACTTGATTCTACTAAGGTCTTCAATGAATTCCTTCATACCTGTACACGAAGGATTCGCGTACACGCTCATGGCATACTGCATAAAATTGGACTCGTTCAATATGACAATATCCATAGCAAAACCGCATAGGTTAACCCCTGCGTACTTGTCTTTCAAAGTTAATCATGTCTTGGTTGGTGTATACCGCACCAGTTTGCTTGGAAGCATTCGATACTGCTGATTTGAGTATATCTGCTGCTTCCTCGGATGTTCGTGCAGAAGCAACTCGCTCCCGTACTGCATCCGCTGCTTGTATGAGTTCTGTGGGTAGTGGGTTAGTTTCTGCCGCTTGCATCTTTTGTAAGATGCCAGCGATGTCTTTGGTTAGAGCATCAGGGTTTGAAAATGGGTTTGACATGGTATCCTTTCATCATGCAGGACCAGCAATCAACAACGCAGCAACTTGTGGTTGTAGTCTTAGGTCTTTGTTGTTTCTACACAGAAATGCCTGTGCTTTTTTCCAATCGCTTTCTTTCTTGGATTTCATAGCGGTCTTGAACAGTTCAAAGAACTCATAGAACAACTTGTCTACTCCTTTTTTCCAAGAAGTATCGGTATCGCTCTCGAACTCTTTCTTTAGTTCGTATTGCTGTTGCAATGCATCGTAGGCAGTTTTGACTACGCTTGGTGTGTTTAGTGCTGCTAATGGTAGCACTCTTTTCTCACAAGGAGTCTTCATCATGTACTGCATGGAAGCGATGACTCCCCAGCCACTTTCTTTCAGAGATTGTAGTTGAAGCATCCATTGCTTTAGCGAAGCAGATTCTGCAACAGAACCGTCTTCGTCACCATCTACTCGTCTTGCGTGAGCGCGCCTACTGACGATTGTTCTTAGTTGTCCTTTCAGGACATTCCACGAGCCAGGATACATGGAAAGCATGGTTTCGATGCTTCCGTATCCACCTTCTGTGCTGTTTCCTGTGGAATCTGTTTCAACCGCGTAGTAGATTTCGTCTGCTTCATCTAGCCAGAAGCGAACTGTTGATTCACGATACTGCATTTCTCCAACCTCAATCAATGAGTCTGGAGTGTATTCTACGCTTTCCTTTACGCTCATTCCTCGTCTTAGTTCTTTGAACAAGGCTTGTGCATCGGACTCAGAAACTCCTTCGGGTATACCACCCATGAAGGCTTTGAAGTCGTTGTTGACAGCGGCAGCGCGCATCTTGCTCGCGGACATACCAACTACACCTTCAGCATCAGGATCGCGCTCACCTGCACTAACAATCTCAAACTCAAATGTGTAGCGTTTGTTGGGGTCTTTGTGTGTTAGGTACGGCTTGATTGCGTTTTTCATTTCTGCTACGCGATCTCCACCGACCACCATTATGACTTTCTTTACGCCAGAGTTCTGAAACTTGTTCAGAACATCAAACATGGTCTTTGCGCCAGCGTCGTCAACAACCTTTACCTTGCTGCCAAAGAACTTACGCAACCACTTAACTTTCAGACTAGGTGTTAGCGGATTCTTCTTTGCGTCATTTGTGCGCGAAGGATACAGATACGCTTCTGCTCCAGCCTTGTTTGCTGCTTCTGCTAATGCGTCTACTAATCGTTGGTGCCCAGAGGTAGGGGGTTGAAAACGACCGAAAGTGAATGCAACAGTTTTGCCCCCTAACGCTTCGTTTAGGGAACTGATGCTCTTTGCCTTCCAATCGCTGTACTTCATGGCTGGATCACCTCCTACCCCCTACCTCGCAGGGCAGTCAAACGATTACTTGTTCCACGGGAACTTCTTCGATGCCCAATCCCAAAGTGGCTTGCCGATAAATGCACCAGCAACGAACACCACTACGGTATAAAAGAATGTACCCAATGCGTTATGAATTGCTTCCATAAGTTGACTCTCCTTTCTAAGAGTGTAGTATCTATGCCCAATTCTTTATCGCTGTGAAGTTCTGACGAGAGAACTCCAAGCGGTCTACCAGTTTGTAGACACCCTTTGCGGCAACTGCCACAAATCCTTCGGGATTCGCAACGCGGAATCCACTATCAGTTGGATAGAAAGCACCAACAGTCTTGACCTGATTCATCTTTCCGATGATGATGTTTTTGGCAACAGCAATCCGCTTGTGCAGATCAAATGCCTTCTTCAGACCGCTAGCCTGCGTTCGTATGCGCTGTATGAGTGCCTGGTCTGGTTTTGGTTGTGCTGCTGCAAACTGTATCAGGCCTGGCACCGATCCTTTGTCCACACCTGTACGGATACTGTTGTTGAAGTATCTCGTAAGTGTTTCTTTCATGGCGGAGTCCTTTTGTAAGTGATTTAAGGAATCCGTAACTGTTTTATCAGCCTTGAATGCCAGTATATCTGCCAGTAGTTTCTCCAGTTGATTTGATTCGGCAGCACCGAGAGTTGCCACACCAGTAGCGTCTACGAACGATGCGTCTTCTACCCAGGCCTTGCTGTTGCCCTTTAGAGAAGAAACATTCGGATTGAAAGACGCAGACAGATTCTTTAGATCGGTTCCTTTGTATTGTGTGTGGAACACTATACCGATTTGTGATTTGGCTATACGCTTTCCAAGATCGCTCTTGGTTGGTACAGCATACATGATGGTGTTTGGTTGGAAGGTATAGAATGACTCTCCATCTATGGTCTGAGTCTTAAGATCGCCTGGTGTAAACATCAAATCACCTTGCAAGATTCCACTTATCCCTGCGTCCTTTAGAGCATCAAACGCAGCGTGTAACTTGGCAGCAACTCCTGATCCACCGTGATTAGTGTCGATGTCTGAGTGCGAGTAGTTTACCTTTGGTGTCTTGTTGAATAGACTTTTGGTTGCAACAAAGAACTGCTTGGTCTGTGGGTCTTGCCCGCATATCACAGCAGGCGCACCGTCCCACTTTACAGACACAAAAGCGGCACCCTTGCCTCCACCGCCCAATGTTTT